GGCCCGCCGGGCACGCGCCCGCCGACACCGCCGGACGCCCGGCGGCCCCGCAGCAGCCCGCCGCGGCGCCGACCGCCCGCATCCCCGCGCAGCGCACCGGCTCACGTCTTCCCGACTGGCGGGATCGCAGCAAGCCGCCGCTGACGCTCGTGAAAGACGAGCCTGAGCCTGACGAGCCCGACGAGCGCGAGCCCGTCGAGCCTGAGCCTGACGAGCCCGACGGCGGCGAGGACACCAGGACCCTGCGCAAGCCGCGCCAGCGTCGGCCGCGCCGGGCCCGCCCCGGCCGGCGGCCGCCAGCCGACGACGACGCCGACGACGACAGCGACGGCGACGACGAGGCGGGGGAGGAGGAGACGTCCGACGACGAGGTCCGCCCCCTCGAGCAGCAGCGCCGCCGCTGGACGCGGCCCACCGGCCCGTCCCGGCGGCCGCCGCTCGTCCCGCCGCGGCAGAAGGAACGGCGCTCGCTCGTCCAGGCGGCGAGGGAGATCCGGCCGGAAACGAAGTCGGCCGTCTACCACCTGTCGGGGCTCGCCGCGGGCCACGCGTTCGGAGTCGTCGCCTTCGCGACCGATGTCGCGCGCAGCCTCGACGAGTGCCCGCTGCCGATCGCCGACAACCCCGACGCCTACTTCTGGATGGTCGCCGCCGTCGCCGTCCTGGCCGTCGACCGCGTCACCCGCAACTGGCCCTGGCTCATCGCCTGGGCCACGCGCGGCCTGACGGTCTCCCTCGCCGTCGGCTACGTCCTGCACGGCAACACCGTCGGCGACGCCCTGAGCCACCTGCCCACCTTCTTGTAAGCCCCGAAGGACACAGACCCGTGGAATCCGTAATCCCACCGCTCGGAACGGTCGGCTTCGCCGTCTTCCTCACGGCCGTTCTCATCTTCGGCACGAAGGAGAACAGCGGCGGCAAGGCCAAGCCCCTCGGCTGGTGGTGGGTCCTCGCCATCAGCATGCTCGCCGGGGCTTCCTTCGCCGCCGCAGGCTGGCCGTTCGACCTGGTGCCGAAGCTGCTGATGGGTGACCTGCTCGGCGTCGTCGACGCCGTCCTGCCGGGCCTGTCCCTGCCCGCGCTCGGCCTCACACTGATGGCGGCCCTCGCGTGGATCGGGCTCACCCGCAGGCAGGTCGCCGTCATCGGGATCTTCCTCTTCTACGTCCTGGCCGGATCGGACGGCACCCTCGGCGTCCTCGCCGAGCGCATCCACCAGGTCGCCCAGGACCTCGCGAAATGACGGTCACGACCACCGGCCGCGCAGCGGACGCCGACGAGCCTGCCGCGCTCGGGCCTGAGCCTGAGCCCGTCGAGCCTGAGCCCGTCGAGCCTGAGCCCGTCGAGCCTGAGCCCGTCGAGCCTGAGCCCGTCGAGCCTGAGCCTGAGTCGGGGGAGAGGCCCGGCCGACGGCGCGCCGTCGCCGTGCCGGACCTCCGCCCCTACGCCGACCCCCGCGCGGTGGCCGGGCTCGCCGCGGCAGGGCTCAAGGCCAGCCGGCGACCGGCGCGCAGCCTCGCTCGCCGCGCGGCCGGTGCCGTCGTGCGCCTGGCCCGCAGCCTCATGACGGGTTCAGTACGTCTGCTGAGCCTCGCCGTCGGCTGGATCAGCGGCGCCCACGGCCCCGGCGGGTCCGTCGCCGCCAGGATCGGGCTCGCGCTGTTCGCCGTCGCCGCTGTCGCCCGCACCATCGCCGACCACGCCGCACCGGCCTGGGCCGCCGTCACGGCCGCATGGATCGTCGCCGCGCTGCTCGCCGACAGCGGCAGGCTCGGTCGGCGTCCCCAGACGGCGAGCAGCAAGACCGGCGACGCCAAGACCGGCAGCGGCAAGGCCGACGACGGGAAGACCGCGGCAGCAGCCGTCGAGAAGACGCCCACACGCCCCCGCCGAGGCCTGTTCGGCCTGCTCCGCAGGACGTCCGCCCCGGCCGACGACAGCAGCGGTGAGAAGCCCCTTGAGCAGCCGCCCGCGCCGCCCTCCTGGGAGGACGTCTCGCGTGCCCTGCACGACCTCGTCGGACCCGGCAGGGGAGTGCTGCTGACGGCCCTCCGCGACCGCCTCCGTCTACCCGACACCAAGGCCGTCCGGGAGGTCCTCGCCCAGCACTCCATCCCCACCCGCCCAGGGGTGCGCACGCAGGCCGGCAACGGGCCGGGCGTACACCGCGACGACTTCCCGGCTCCTCCCCCCTCCCCTGCCGCCCCTCCCGTGGGCGACGTTGTGGCTGGTCAGCGCACCAACAACAACGAGCCAACGCCCGAGCCGTGGTCGGCGAGGGAGCTGCAACAGGGCTTCCGGATCGTGCCCGACCCCGAGTACGGGCCGGCCGCGTCGCGGGTGGAGTACCTGCACAAGAAGACGTGACGCCGGGCGCCCCACCACCGGCAATCGAACGCCATTCGAATTGTGAAGCGGGACCTGTGACCGTCGGCGAGCGCGCGGTCGGCGCCCGCCGTCCGCCACCATGAGAGGAAGGAACGCACAGCCGTGAGGAGGTCCGTCGTGTTCGAGTACCGGTGCAACCTGTGCGGGGAGACCCGCACCGCCGCCAGCCAGGCGGAGGCGCGCGTGCTGCGCGCCCGGCACCGCGACGACTTCCACGGCCCGGACGAGATCGTCGAGGTCGGGCGGACGCGGTTCGCCGACCTGCCGCGAGAGCAGCAGATCGCGACGGTCGTCGTCGCCGTGGTGCTGCTCGTCGCCGCCTGGGTCCGCTTCGGCTGACCGGCCCGCCCCCGCACAGCACGAGGCCCCCCGCCGTTTCGGCGGGGGGCCTCGTCGTCTGCCCGCCCCTGCCGTATCCCGTGAGCCGCCCCCACGGGCTCACGGACTGGCGGGGGCTCACCCCGGGCATGAGCCTCGCCGGCTCACGTCGCGAGGCTCACGTGTTCGTGAGCCTGCCGGCTGCTGAGCCTAGGAACCGCGGATCGGCGGCGCGCCGGCCTCACGCGCGAGCTGCAAGATCCGGTTACGACGGTACGGCGTGTGGTCGGCGATCTTGCCCGGTCCGAGCGTCCGCGTCTCGTAGTGCCGGACGATCGCCGCGTGAAGCGCCTTGCGCGCCTTCTCGACGGCCTCCTCCGCGGCGTTGTACGCCGTCGTCAGCTCGTCGAGCTCGGCGCACGCCGCGTCGACCTTCGCCGGTTCGTAGGTGAGTTTCGCGGTCTTCGGCAGCGGCTCGACGCCGCCGGCCTTGCCGATGCGTCCTACGTGCACGCGGTCGTACGGCGTGTGGTCGGAGATCGTGACGCCGGGCGCGCTGCGCGCCTTGAGGTGCTTCACGATCGCCGCTTGCAGCTCCTCGCGCCGGGCGGCGAGCAGCTCCTCGGCCTGGGTGAACCGGCCGGTGAGGCGGTCCAGCTCGCGGGCCGCCTTCGTCTCGTCGGGGGTCGGGGTGGTCGGTGACATGCGGCCACTATGACACACGAGGGTGCAACAGGAAAGCTCATCGCACGCGACTTGAATCACCCCGATGTTTCAGCTTGACGGTGCAACATGAGTGTGCAACATTATGGGTGTCAGCACGGGCGGCACCCCCGCCCCCACCAGGAAGGACACCCCAGATGACTGCCGCCGCCCGCCGCAACAAGGCCGCCCGCATCCTGCGTGACCGCACCCGCAGCAACCGTGCCGCCGCCCGCATCGCGCGCCACGGCGTCGGCACCCTCGCGACGCACGCCCTCGCCACCGGGCTCACCATCCGCGAGGCCCGCACCGTCGCCCAGTCCCTCCGCCGCAACGTCGAGAAGGCGGGCGTCACGGGCATCGCCGGCCGCTCCCACGCGGGCCGCCGCATGCGCGACTGCACCCGCTACACGCCCGCCGAGGTCGCCCGCATCGCCGTCATCTACAAGCCGCGCAAGCCCGCCTACAAGGCCGCCGCCGCCCGCCTCGCCCTCGCCGCCTGACCCCCACCCCTCACCGTCCGGGCGCCCCGAGCACGGGCGCCCGGACCCCGACCGGAACGAACGGAGCAACGAGCGTGACCGCCGCCAGCAAGACCCGCGCCACCATCGAGAAGCTGCGCACCCTCATCGACCACCCCCGCACAGGGGCCAGCGAACGCGACGCCGCCCGCCGCATGCTGAAGCGCGTACTGGCCAAGGCCGCCGAGCAGGGCGAGGCGCTCGCGGGCGGCTACCAGGACCACCGGGTCTACGGCGAGAAGTACGCCAAGGTGCGGCACCTCGGCGTCGTCGACATCGCCAAGCACATGCGCGCCGACATCAAACTCGCCCTCAAGATCGCCAAGGCCGACGCCGCCCCCGGAGCGCTCGCCGTCGCCGACCCGTTCGCCGCCGTCCCCGACGGCCTCAAGATCACCGTCCGCACGCGCCACGCCTCCGCGATCGACATCGTCCTCCGCAACGTCCCCGACGACTGGGGATGGACACAGGGCACCGACCGGTGGGGCCGCCCGGGCACCGTGCCGACGCCCGCCCTCCAGGCCCTCGCCGACGCCCTCAAGGCCATCCACGCCGCCTACAACTACGACGGCTCCGACCTCACCACCGACTTCTTCGACCGCAACTACTACGGCGGCGTCGTCACCGACCGCGGCCTGCGCCTGGCCTGACCCGCACACTCCGTCCGGGCGCCCGCGCGGCGCCCGGACCCGACCCCGAGGACGGCACGTGATCAGCGCCCGGATCGGCGACACCGACTGGCACCTGACCGCAATCCGCAGCAGCCGCGAAGGCCACGCCTGCGACCACTGCGGCCGCCGCCTGAAACACCTCTACGACGTCACCAACCCCCGCACGGGGGAAGCCCTCACCGTCGGGCGTGGCTGCTGCAAGAAGGTCACCGGGTGGACGCTCGCCGCCGCCGAAGCGGCCCGCCTGCTGCGCCACGCCCAGGAGCAGGCGCGCCAGGCCGCCGTCTGGGCCGAGTTCACCGCCGCCCACCCCGACGGCGCACGCGCCGTCGAGCAGGACGCCGCCGACTGGCGGCCGGCCTTCCCCGGACAGGCCAACCTCGCCGCTCACTTCCGATGGCAGGTCAGCCGAGGCGCGATCACCCGCAACGGCTGGGCCCACCGCCTCGACGTGTACCTCCGTGAGCACCGCCCCCGGCACACCCCCTGACCGCCTGGGCGCCCCGAGCGCGGGCGCCCGGACCCAGCATCGAAACGGAGCCCACGTCATGCCGCTCACCACCGGACGCCAGCCGGCCCACACCCTCGGCGCCGGCGACCGCTTCCTGATCGCCCGACAGGGCCGCTCCCCGCGCGAAGTCACCGTCAGCCGCGCCCACTACAGCGACGGCGTGACCACCGTCCGCCTCGAGGACGCGCCCGCGCGCCCCCTGCGGTTCGGCTACAGCGCCGTCGTCGACGTCACCCGCCGCGCGCCCCGCCCGAGCCCCGCCGCCGCCTTCGGTCTCGGCCGCCAGGCGGCGAGCAGCCTGACGACCGGCGACCGCTACATCGCCCACTGCTCACTGGACAAGCGGTACGCCCGAGAGGTCACCGTCGCCGACGTCTGGGACAACGTCGACGGCTCGTTCACCGTCCACCACCAGCACGCCGACCCGATCCGCTCGAGCGTCCTCTACGCGTCGAGCCCGGTGCACGTCCTGTACCGCGCCCCACGCTGCGACCACGGCCGCCCGTGGGACCTCTGCGAGCCCTGCGCCGACATCGACTGGCCGCACGAGGTCGAGACCGCCCACCGCGGCAAGGCCGCCCCCCGCGCCGACGCCTGACCACCCGTCCGTGTCCGGGCACCGGCGTACGGTGCCCGGTCCCGCCGACAGAAACGGAGATCCGCCATGTCGTTACTGCCCCGCACGATCCCGGACGCCGCCCAGGCGCAGCTCCGCGACGTGCTCGCCGCGGCTGGTGTCGGGCTCGGCGGCACCAAGCCCGGAACCCGCGTCACGCTGCTCGCCACGTACCGCGGCACCACCTGGGAACTGACCTACCTGGGGCACGGCATCGTATGGCGCGCGACCGGCCCCGGGCACGAGCACGGCACGGGCGTCTTCACCGACGACGCCGCCGACCTGATCACCTCGGCGACCGACGCCGCGCGGCCCGCGCTCACCGCCGCGTCCGCCCCCGCCGGCGAGCCGGCCGCGCCCCGCACCTACGCGGGTATCGCCGTTCCGGCCCTGGTGCTCCAGCACTGGAACGAGCCCCTCGGCGACGGCTGGCGGCTCGGCGTGCGGACCACGCTCGCCGCCTCCTGACCTGCCCGTCACTGCCTCGGGGGAATCAAACCCTATCGTGCAACTTGACGGTGCAACCCAAACGTGCAACGTTGGGTGACGTGGCGAGCGACCAGCCGCCCACCAACCAAGGGAAGGACACGCCATGCCCGGCACCACCGCCCAGCACCCGGCCCCCGTCGACGAGCCCGTCTACGGCCGCGCCGCCGCCCGGCTCGCCGCCCGGCTCCGCGCGTCCGACCCCCGGCCCGCCGTCGACGAGCCCGTCTACGGCGACACCGCGGCCAACCTCGGCGCCCAGCTCCGCGCCGTCGTCGCCGCCCACGGCCGCCCCTTCTGACACACCCCGACCACCAGCACCCGGGCGCCGCACGACGCGACGCCCGGGCCCCGACCACGAAAGGGCAACCCCCTCATGCACTACGTCATCGGCGACCGCGTCCGCACGCGCATCGACTGCCCGCCCGCACACGAAGGCGGGTACGCCGCCCCCGCTGGCACGCTCGGCTTCATCGACCACCTGCCCGCCGGATACAGCGGCTACGGCGTCGTCCTCGACGGCGACCCCGACCGCAAGCCCGTCGACTTCGCGTCCAACGAGATCGAACTCGTCACCTACCGGCCCGGCGACAAGGTCGTCTGCCCGGACCGCACCCTGCGCACCGTCGACCGCCTGGCCGACCGCGTCGGTGACGAGCCCCTGCACCTCATCACCGAGGACGGCGAGCGGCTGCCGGTCGCCGCCTGCGACCGCGCCAACTGGGCCGACCTCCTCAACGCGCACCGCCGCTGCACGGCGGCCGGCCAGCGCGTCCGCACCGACCCCGACCCCAACGACCCCGAGTGGCGCGCCGCGCTCGACGAGCTCGGCCGCATGATGGACTTCCTCCAGGTCGCCGACTCCGCCTACCGGGTCGCGCTCGCCGAGGACGCCGCCCGCACCGCCGTCACGGCCAAGCACCCCGGCGCCGTCGGCTTCGGCCCCGTCGGCGGTCCTGGCCGTGACGAGCCTCTCGGCTGGTCCTACCGCGTCCGCGTCGACGGCCTCACGCGATACGGCGTCGTCACCTACGACGGCGACGCCGACGCCTACCCCCTGTTCACGTACCGCTCGAAGGCCGAGCGCGCCCTGATGTACGACCGGCCGCCCGCCCTCGACGCCCGGCGGCACGTCCTGCTCGCCGCCCCCACCGCCCGCGACTTCCGGCCCGTCACCGCGCCCGGCGACGAGCAGCCGCGCGCCTGGACCTACGTCACCGGCCGAGGCATCTGGGAGCGGTTCGGTGCCGTCACCGCCGACCGGCGCACCATTCCGGTCCTGACCGTCGACCGCGGCTCGGCCGAGCGCTGGGCCCTGGACGAGACGGCGGCGCCGTCGGCCGCCGCCGACAGCAGCGGCGGGGCGACGGCGTGAGCGAGCAGCACGCCACGGGTGAGCCGGGCGCCGCGCGGGCGTCCCGGCTCACGCCGGCCGAGATCGACCGGCTCCGCGCTCGCGCCGCCCGCGAGGCCGGCCCGCACGTCGACGCGCGCGTCCTGGTGTCGCCGGTCCACAACGGCGAGTGGTGCAGCGAGATCCTCGGCCGGCCCTTCCCCGGCGAGCGGTACGTGACGTGGCCCGAGCGGTACCTGTTGCACATCGCCACGGCGGCGGAGCCGTGCCCGCCCCCGCCGCCGCTCGCGACTGCCGCCGCGGCGCGGATCCGCGCCGAGCGGGAGGCCGAGCAGCAGCGCCGCGCCGACGAACACGCGCGGCAGGTCGCCGCGTGGGAGCGCCTGCGTGATGCGCTGCCGGTCCCGGCGGAGGTCCGCCACAACTACACCAGCCACCGGCACCTCGGGCACTACAGCCAGGGCGGCGACCACGTGTATCTGCCCGACGGCCTCGTCGCCGGTCGGCTGAAGCGACCGGCCGGGCGCGTCCTGTGCTGGACGCCGTCGCGTGACCGCGACCTGCGGGAGTTCCCCGAACCGGCGACGGACGGGCGGGTGCCGTCGTGCCGGGCGTGCCTGCGGACGGCGGTCCGGCTGACCGGCGTCGACGCCGGTCCGCTACTTCTTCCACGGTGACGCTTGACAGTGCAACACGAGGGTGCAACTATATGTGTGTCAGCGGGGCGCGGCGCCCGGCGGGAAACGGAGAAGAAGCGATGATCACCCAGTTCGTCAAGATGACCGCCGAGAACTTCCTCAAGGCCGAGAGCGAGGCCCGCGCCGCCCTCGCCGAGCGGCTCATCACCACCGCCGTCGTGGACGCCTCCGCCTACGAGACCGTCATGGAGGCCACCGCCGCCGCCAAGCCGTGGCGCGACGTCCTGCGGATCGCCGAGAACCGCACCATCGCCGAGGCGATCACCGCCGTCCGCGACCGCGCCACCTCGGAGCTGCTGGAGTACGGCGAGAGCCGCTCCACCAGCCTCATCCGCAACGAGGAGGAGCGCATGCACCGCGAGGCCCTGCGCCGCTTCCTGGGCCGCACCAGCGGATTGGTCGAGCAGATCGCCGAGGAGCAGGCCAAGGCCGAGCAGGCCGCCGACGAGCAGCCGGCCCCGCAGGCGGAGGAGCCGAAGGCCGCGCCGAAGGCTGCGCCGAAGTCCACCCCCAAGCCCAGCCCCGCGCAGCTCCGCATGATCCGCCAGATCGCCAAGGGCGGCGTCTCCGTCAAGATCCTCGGCCACGGCCGCCGCCAGGCGTTCGGCGTCGACGGCGTCGGCAACACCCGCCTTGTGGAGACCGTCATCCGCCTGGGCTTCGCCGAGTTCGACGAGTCGACCTCCTTCTCCGGCGGCCGCGTCGTGCAGCTCACCGACGCGGGCCGCGCCCACGCCTGACCCCCAGCTCTCCGGGGCGTGCCCGCCTCCCCCCCGCGGGCACGCCCCGGAGCCCCGCCCGACAGCACCGACGACACCGCCAAGGAGCCCCGCGCATGCCCGCCGCCCCGACCCTCACCGCCGACCAGGTCACCGTCACCGCCGACCAGATGGGCCGCCCCGTCGCCGTCGTGCCCGACGACGTCGCCCGCCTGCTCGCCGCCGCCAGCCGCGAGGGCATCGACCCCGAGGCGCGCGGTATCGACTTCGAGTCCGTCGCCCACCCCGCCGACTCCTGGGTCGCCGTCACCGTGCGCACCGTCTTCGAGGCGGTCCTGGCCGCCCGCCCCGACGACGCCGACGACCTCTCCTCCGGGCTGGGGCAGTACCGCACCTACGGCGGCGGCACCTTTTACGGCTTCATCGTCGGCACGAGCGGCTGGGACCCCGACACCCGCTGGTGGAGCGACTACGACAACACCCGCGACGTGCACGTCGGCGGCTTCCCCACCATCGCCCACCGCGACCGACGCCGCCTCGCGGGCACCTGCACTTTCTCCTGACCCCCTGCCCGCCTCCGGGGCGTGCCCGCGCGGACACGCCCCGGAGGCGTCCCCGAGCGCCCCGCACACCTCACGACGTAGAAAGGCGCACCATGCCCGCCAGCACGCCCACGACCGCCCCCACGCCCGCCGACGGCTGCCCAGGACCCGCCCGCCCTCACTGCGCCTGCTGCGGATCCCACGGTGTCCGCCCCGCCGACCTGCTCGACAACGGCGACACCTACTGCTGCGGCGCGCCCGTCTGCCGCGGCGACCGCGCCGCCGTCCTCGACGCCCACGAGAAGGCGTTCACCGCCCCCTGAGCGCCCCCGCCGGGGGACCGGTCACGCCAGCGCCGACCGGTCGCCCCGCGCCGCCCCAGCCGACCACCNCACCTACAAGGGCCGCACCATCGAGATCATCCCGCCGCGCAACGCCAGCGGCGCGCCCGTCTTCACCGTGAACGACGCGTCCCCGAGGCCGGGCGAGCGCATGACGGGCAGCCTGGGCCAGACCGCCGCCGAGTGCCTGGACATGATCCGCCAGCTCATCGACGACCGCGACGAGAAGGGTACGGCGGGCATCAAGGGCACCGTCGAGTACGCCTTCTGGTTCGCGCCCGGAACCTGGGAGGTCTGCCCCAACGGCGCCGACAGCGCCTACGGGCGGCACATCAAGCCGTCGGACGCCCCGTGCAACGAGGACTCCTGCAAGCGCCTGGCGGCGCGCGTGGCCGCCCGCAAGGCACGCCGCGCGCAGGGCAACCCGACGCCGGCCGCGCTGTCGGCCCAGCTCGCGCGGGCCGGCTTCGAACGGATCGCCCACGGCCGGCTGTCGGCCGGGTTCCGCGTGCTGAAGAACGAGGGCGGACCGGCGACCGGCGTGCGCGTCGTCTGGTACGGCGAGGGCCGCCGCCTGCCGCTCGACAGCGAGCCCGGCCGCCTGGCCGAGATCGCCGAGTTCATCCGGGCTGGGGGCAAGTACGCCGTCCGGTACAACGGCGGCGCGCGGGCGGAGGTGACCGCCCGGCGACCGGCCGGCGATCCCCGTCGGTGACGCTTGACAGTGCAACATGAGGGTGCAACTATATGTGTGTCAGCGGGGCACCGGGCCCCGCAGGGAGGGAGCACACACCATGAGCCGCACCATCCGGATCCGCACCACCGAAGACGCCGTCGCCGTCGTCGCCGCCCTGGCCACCCAGACCATCGCGGCGGCCCGCCACGGCCACCACACCACCGACTACGTCGGCGCGATCATGACCTCCGACGAGGTCCTCGACAAGATCCGCACCGCCTACGAGCGGCACACCGCCAAGGGCCTCAACCCCCGCGAAGCGATCACCGCCGTCGGCCAGACCGTCGTCGCCTCCTACTGCGACCGCGCCGGAATCCCCACCGCCTGACCCCCACCCCTCCCGCCAGCGGGCGCCCGCCCTGGGCGCCCGCCCCCAACCCGGAAAGGACGCGATCACCATGACCGCCACCCACCAGACCTACACCGCCGGCGACGTCGTCACGGGCCGCCCCGTGCGCCACATGGAGCCGCAGGCCCGCCGCAAGGGCATCGTCCTGCGCCTCTTCGGGACCGACCCGTCGGCGGGCTACATCGTCTGGTGGTACGGCATGGGCCCCGCGTCCATGAAGACGACGTCGCTGATGTTCCCCCGCGAACTCACCCCCGCGGGCACGCTCGACGACCTCTCCGAAGCCGTCCTGCGCCGCATCGAACGCGGCTGCGGCACCTACGGCGACGCGCACGGCGTCGGCCTCGCCGCCTCCCGCCGCCGCGTCCAGCGGCGCAACGCCCGCCGCGAGGCCGCCCAGGCGCTCCGCTACCGCATCCGCAAGCTGCGCGGCGGCTGGGCCGTCGAGGACACCGCCAGCGGCGACATTTGGACCGGTCTCACCTACGCGGGCGCCGTCGCCCTGCAGAGCCAGCGCGAGCGGTCCCACACCACCCCCTGACACCCCGCCCCCTCTCACGGGGCACCCCTGCCCAGGGGCGCCCCGCCCACCCCGGAAAGGACGTGCCCCCGCTCATGGACTACCGCGAGACGACCGTCACCGTCTTCGGTGAGACCCGCACCATCCGCACCGAACGCACCGGGCGCGTCCGCACCGACCGACAGCTGGAGAGCGCGCACACCAAGGCCGTACGCGCCGCCCTGACCGCCATGCACGAGGCAGGCAAGGCCGACGCGCTCGCCGCCGCCGAGAAGGCCGCACGCAAGGCCGAGCACGCCGCCCGCCACGACCACAGCGGCCCGCTGTTCGACGCCGCCCGCGAAGCCCGCGCCCGCGTCGACGGCATCCGCCGCCGGAAGTTCACCGCCCCCTCCTGCCCCGACCTCAAGGCGCGCCTGCGGCCCGAACCGGTCCGCTTCGACCTCACCCCCGACGACCCGCTGTTCGCCGACATCCACGAGTACATCGACCCCGACGCCCCCGCCGCCGTCGACGAGCAGCCCGACGACGACACGCAGCCCACCTTCGACCTTCAGGAGTGGCTCGACCGGTTCTTCGACCCGAACGCCGCCCTCACCGCCTGACGTCCGCCCCTGTCCGCTGCCGCCCGCACCCTGTCGGCGGCAGCCGGCCACCCCACAACCGCGAGGAGACGCACGTGCCCGACCTGACCACCGCCCAGCCCGGAGACCGCCTGATCCTGGTGCACGAGGCACGGAACATGCCCGACACCGACGTCACCGTGTCCCGCGTCGGCCGCCGCTACCTGTACGTCGCCTACAGCAACGGCCTCGAGGCGCGCGGCAAGTACGACCGCACGACCGGGCGCGGCGCCGACGACCACGCGCTCTACTCCGCCGTCTACACGCCCGAGCAGCTCGCCGACCGCACGGAGGGCGAGCACCTGCGCCGCGAGCTCCGCGACCGCGGACTGACCGTCGACCCCAACCGCAACCTGACCACCGCCGTCCTGCGCCGCCTGCTCGCCGTCCTGCTCGACACCTGACCACCCGCGCGGGGCACCCCGAGCGGGTGCCCCGCCCACCCCTCCGAAGGGAACAAGCCGTGCCCACCCCGACCGGACCGCACGACGGCGAGCCGACCGCCGCCCGACCGGCCACCCCCGAGCAGCGCGAAGCCGACCGCCTGGCCCGCCTCGCCGACGACGCCGAAGCCACCGCCGAGCGCATGTCGCGCCACGCGTCCGGCCTCTACGGACGGTTCGCAGGCGGCCAGCCGCTCCTCTACGGTCACCACTCCTACAAGTCCGCCGTCCGCGACCGACGGCGCGCCGACAGCGCCACCCGCCGCGCCGTCGACGCCGCCGAGCGCGCCAAGCAGGCCCGCACCCGCGCACGCGGCGCCCAGGCCGTCGCCGACCTCGCCGCCGTCGAAGCCGGCCGCACCCGCGACTGGCAGCGCTCCGACTTCCGGCCCGGCGACGTCGTCACCGTCCGCGACTTCCGACGCGACATGGCGGTCACCAGCACCTACCGCGTCAAGCGCGCCAACCCCAAGACGCTCACGCTCGACGGCGGGGGCGGCGGCTGGGACGACCCGAAACGCACCTACGACCGCATCCTGTCCCGCACCCGCGACGGCGTCACCGTCACCGACCCCGGCCAGCTCGACACGTGAGCGGCCAGCACACCGAAAGGCGCACCGCCGTGACCCGCCAGACCCCGGCCCCCATCGAACACACGAACTTCGAGATCACCCACCAGCGCGCCAGCGCCCTCGGCCGCCTCGTCGAAGACGGCGCGCTCGACCTGCGCCCGCCCTACCAGCGCGCCAGCGTCTGGGACGACACGCAGCGCATAGCCCTCGTCGAGTCCTGGCTGCGCGGCATCTCCATCGGCTCCGTCGTCTTCTCCGACCGCTGGACCGGCGCATGGCGCAACCCCGACGGCAGCCGCTTCGACCCCGTCGAACAAGCCCAGTGGGCATGCGTCGACGGCCAGCAGCGCATCACGACCGCTATCGCCTGGTTCACCGACGCCTTCGCCGTCCCCGCGTCCTGGTTCGAACCCGAGCACGTCGAACGCACCGTCCCGACCGGCGACGGCCCATACGTGCACCATTCCGGGCTCAGCCTGCCGCGGCGACGTCACCTCGACCTGCAAGCCACCATCCAGGTGGAGACGGTGAAGACCGCCACCTGCGTCCAGGACGAAGCGATGATCTACCTGTTGCGGAACCGCGGCGGCACCCTCCAGACCGCCGCCGACATCGACAACGCCCGCCGCGTCGCCGACAGCAGGAAGGAACCCCGCCCGTGACCGTCGTACTCGCCACGGCCTGCGACACCACAGAGTGCCTCGCCCTGCACGTCGGCCTGCCGGGCGCCAGCCCCGACTTCGAGCGGACCGCCGCCGCCCGCGCCGGCTGGGACATCAGCCGGCCCGGCGGCCCGCACTACTGCCCCGCCTGCTCGACCGGCCGGGGCCCCGTGCTCGACCTCGGCGACTGCGAGCGCTGCCACGGCCGCCGCATCGCCGTCGCCGACGGGGAACGCTGCCTCGCCTGCGGGCACCTCACCCCCTGCCCGCACGACGAGCGCTGACCGGCGGGCATATGCGGCCGACCGGCCCCGCCAGCGATGACGCAGCGCCGTCTCAGCGCGCCTGGCGCGCCCGTCGGCCGGTCCGCTAGCGTCCGCCGCGTCTCCCACCGCACCGCCGGCTTCGGAGGCTCCAACCAGGCCGGGGACGCGGCACCGGCACAGCCTGTTGGCGCAGGCGGCGCCGCGTCCCCGGCCGCCCCTCATCCGTCGACGAACCCGAGCTCGGTATCCGGCCGGCAGTGCGAGCACGCCGGCACCCCCTCAGCGAGCGCCCGCACCGCCTGCTCGCGGCTGACGCCGTCGCTCCTCTTGCCCGCGTTCCAGCAGCCGCCCGCGTGCACGTACACCGGCGCGCTCCGGGAGTTCAGGCCCCGCTCGAGCAGCCAGTCAGGGGACGGCGGCCGCGCCTGCCGCCCGCGCTCCCGCTCCGCCTGGCGCCGCTCCTCGTCGGCTATCCACGCGTCGACCTGCGCCAGACTCGCCTGCGCCTGCTGCACGATCACGCGGCGCGCGAAGTGCAGCAGCTCCAGCCGCGACGGCCCATCGGTCATGCGTTCGATTCTAGGATGATTCCCCGCCCGGCTGCTGGCGGGGCTCCGCTCGACGGCGGCCGGACCGGCGCGGCCATGTCCACCCCCTTGCTTATCCTTCTCCGCCGACACGGCCCGGCGACCAGGGGAAACGGCATGGACAAGGCGACATACGCACGCACCGAAGACGTCCCGCTCGCACGACTGCGCCCGTACCCCGGCAACGCCAAGATCGGCAACGTCCCGAAGATCCTCGAATCGCTGTGCCGCAACGGCCAATACCGCTCGCTCGTCGTCCGCGAGCACGACGACGGCACCCTCACCGTCCTCGCCGGCAACCACACCCTCCAGGCGCTCGCCGCCCACGGGCCCGGCGACTGCGGCATGGCCACCGGCCCCGACAGCGACCGGCCGTGCGCCGTCTGCGGCAACCAGCCCTGGGAGCCCGTCGCGCGCTGCGAGATCGTCACCTGCGACGACGACACAGCAGCCCGCGTCAACCTCGTCGACAACGCGTCCTCCGACGCCGGCACCTACGACGAGCTCGCCCTGGCCTCCCTGATCGACGGGCTCGGCGACGACCTGACCGGCACCGGCTACGACGAAGCCGACCTGACCCGGCTCGTGACCGCCCTCGACGTCGTCATCGACGACGAACCCGACGACGCCTACGACCAGGACGACGACGGCAGCGACGACGACGGCGACGACGGCGCACACGGCCAGGCACCCGCCCCGCCTGCTGCCGCGGCGGCGACCACACCGGCCGGCGAGCAGCCCGCCAGCCCCGCACCCGCCACGCTGCCCGCCGCGACGGCACCGGCAGGCCCGGCCGCCGCCCAGTTCTCCCACGAGCGCGTGCCGATGGTGCTGCACTACCCGCCCGCCGACCGCGACGAAGCCGCCCGCCTCATAGCCGCCTGCCGCGACACGTTCCCCGCCGACGAGCCGCCCGGCATCGTCCTGCGCGCCCTGCGCGCCCTCGTGGCCGTCCTGGACTCCCGGCACGCCCCCGACAGCGTCGTCACTGTCGCCGCGCTCACCAAGGCCGCAGGAGCCGACCGGTGACCGCCGTCGACATACCCGCGCCCCGCCGACGGCGCCGCCGCCCGCTCAGGCCTGCACGGCTGCTGACGCAGAACAGCGAACTCCGCGGCGAAGGGATCTGGAACTGGACGCTGCCGGCGCTGGCCACCCGCCTCCGCGACGGCCGCACCGTCAAGACGTGCCCGGCCGCCGGCGTCTGCGCGCTGGCCTGTTACGCCCGAAACGGCAGCTACAACTTCCCCGGCGTCGTCGAACGCCACCAGGCCAATCTCGCGTACGTCCTCGACGACCTCGGCGGCTGGCAGCGGCAGATGGTCACCGAACTCGCCCACCCCCGGCACCGGGGCGGCTGGGTCCGCGTGCACGACGCCGGCGACTTCTTCAGCGACGCCTACCTGGCCGCCTGGCTCCGCGTGATGGCCTGGCGCCCCGACGTCAACTTCTACGCCTACACCAAGGAGGTCGAGCGGTTCCGCCGTCTCGTCGAACCGGCCCCGCCGCGCAACTTCCGGTGGGTCTACTCCTACGGCGGCACCCAAGACCACCTGCTCGACCCCGCCCGCGACCGCGTCGCCGACGTCTTCCCCGACGACGACGCCATCCGCGCCGCCGGCTGGCACTCCCAGGACCGCAGCGACCTGCTCGCCGTCCTCGGCCCCGCCCCCGTCGGCATCCCCTCCAACCGCATCCCCCGGTTCCGGCGCCGCATGGCCGGCCGCACGTTCCGCGAGTGGCAGGCCGAGCAGGACGCACGCCGCGCAGCACGCCGCGCCCCCACCGGCTGACACCGGCCACCCCCAGGTCCGCACCCCCCTCTTACCCTTCTGCGCCGACCCGACCGGCCACGACCTGGGGATACGCCATGACGCAAGCCACCTACGTCCGCACCGACTTCCTGCCGCTCGACCAGCTGACCCCGTTCGAAGGCAACGCGAAGGTCGGCAACGTCCCCGCGATCCTGTCCAGCCTCCGCCGCAACGGCCAGTACCGGTCGCTGATCATCCGCGACGAAGGCGACGGCCGGCTCGTCATCCTCGCCGGCAACCACACCGCGAAGGCCCTCGCCTCCCACGGCGAAGGCCCCTGCGACTACCGGCCCAAGGTCGGCGGCGTCGAACGGCCCTGCGGCATCTGCCAGAACCAGCCCTGGCAGCCGGGCGCCCGCTGCGAGGTCATCACCTGCGACGACGACACCGCCCGCCGCATCAACATCGCCGACAACCGCACCGCGGACCTGGGCACCTACGACCAGGACGCCCTTGCCGAGCTCCTGTCGTACCTCGACGACGACTTCGAAGGCACCGGCTACTCCGACGACGAGGTCACCCGCCTCGTCCACACCGACCTGCCCGAAGGGTTCGAGGAGTACGGCGAAGAGATCGCCGACAAGGCCGGCACCACCAGCCGCGAACCCGCGACGGCGTTCGTCCACACCTGCCCCAACTGCGGGCACGAGTTCCAGACCGGCGCGACCGGCACCGACGCCTGATGGGCGCCTACAAGGACCGGCTCGACGCCCTGTGGGCCGCCCACACCGCCCCGCGCGCCGACGACGCGCCCACCGTCGTCAGCACCTTCGCGGGGGCCGGAGGGTCCAGCCTGGGCTACTCCGCGGCCGGCTACCGCGAACTCCTCGCCGTCGAGTGGGACCGGCACGCCGTCGACTGCCTGCGCCGCAACTTCCCCCACGTGCCCGTCCACCACGGCGACATAGCCAAGGTCGACCCCGACACCCTCGGCCTGGCCCCCGGCGAGCTCGACCTGTTCGACGGCTCCCCGCCCTGCCAGGGCTTCAGCACCAACGGGAACCGGCAAATCGACGACCCGCGTAACCACCTGTTCCGCGAGTACGTGCGCCTGCTCGACGCCTGGCAGCCAAAGACGTTCGTCATGGAGAACGTCAGCGGCATGATCAAAGGCAAGATGCGCGCCCTGTTCGCCGAGATCCTGACCACCCTCAAGGCCGCCGGGCCCGGCTACCGCGTCGTCGCCCGCCTCGTCGACTGCGGCTACTTCGGCGTCGCCACCATGCGCCAGCGCATGATCTTCGTCGGCGTCCGCGAAGACCTCGGCCTGGACCCCGTCCACCCCAAACCGCAGATGCGGCCGCCCGTCCTGCGCCACGCCCTCGAAGACCTCGGCGACCCCGGCCTGATCCTCCGCCCCAAGGGCCGGATCACCACGCTCGCCCCGCTCGTACGCCCCGGCTACGACGGCGCCGACGTCCTCCACGAACGCGGCGCCCCACGCGCCTGGTTTAACCTCCAGCGCGCCCACTGGGACCGCCAGTGCTGGACCATCACCAAGAGCATGGCCCCCGGACGGCACGGCATCATGCACCCCGACGAGAACCGCTTCCTGTCCTCACGCGAGATCTGCCGCATCCAGGGCTTCCCCGACGCCTACGACTGGGGAGACAGCCGCCTGCAAGACATCTGGGCCCGCGTCGGCAACAGCGTCCCCCCACCCGTCTCACACGCCGTCGCACAGACCATCCGCGACCACATCCTCACCCCCGCCCGCGACGGCACCCCTCCGCCCAGCTAGTTGAAGACATCAACAATGACAAAAAAGCGGACACGAGCGAGGACCCATGCGAGGCAAGACACCGAAGCAGCGGCTCACCGCCGCCGAACGCCGCCGACAGGCCCTCGGCCTCTACATCGCCGGCGTCGACCTCGCCACCATCGCCCAGCAGGTCGGATACGCCAACGCCAGCAACGCCTACCGCGCCATCCGCCAGGCCATCGACGAGAGCAACGCCCGCGAGGCCCTCGCCCGCGAGGAAGCCGCCATCGACGACCTGCGCCGCCTGGAGATCATGCGCGCCGACCGGCTGCAAGCCGCCTTCTGGGGTGCCGCCGTCAAGGACAAGGACCCCCGCGCGGCCAACATCGTCCTGAAGTGCATGAAGGTCCGTGACGACATGCAGGGCCTGTCCGCGCCCCGGAAGCTGGAGCACAGCGGCGAGATCACCACCTACGAGATCGTCGGCGTGGACCCCGAGGACCTCGTGTGACGGCGCCGGCCGACGAGCAGCGCAAGCGGGTGCGGTTCGAGGCGCGCGGCGCGCACCGCGAGCTGCTGCGCTGCCGTGACACCGAGGTCGCCGCCGTCGGCCGGGCGGGCAGCGGCAAGACCCTCGCGGCGTGCTTCAAGCTGCACCTGTCGGCGATGCAGGTGCCGGGCCTGCGCGGGCTGATGCTGCGCGCCACGCACACGAGCCTGACGGCAACGACGCTCGTGTCCTTTCAGCGGTACGTTGCCGCGGCGGCGCTCGCCGACGGCACGGTGCGATGGTTCGGCGGGTCGGGCAAGGACCCGGCGGCGTTCCGGTACAGCAACGGCAGCACGATCCTCGTCGCGGGCGGCGACCGGCCCGAGAAGTTCCTGTCGGCGGACCTCGACCGGATCTTCGTCGACGAGGGCGTCGAGATCAGCCTGGACCTGTGGGAGACGCTCATCACGCGTCTGCGGGGCAAGGCGCCGACCTACAAACAGATCATGCTGGCGACGAACCCGTCGCACCCGCAGCACTGGATCAAACGCCGCGCCGACGAGGGCCGGCTGACGATGATCACGTCGGGGCACCGGGACAACCCGGCGTACGTGCTGCCGGACGGCACGCTCACCCCCGAGGGGCGCGACTACCTGTCGAAGCTGGAGGCGCTGACCGGCGTGCGCAGGCAGCGGCTCAAAGAGGGCCGGTGGACGGCCGCCGAGGGCGTCGTCTACGAGGAGTGGGACGACACGGTCCACGTCGTCGACCGGTTCGACGTGCCCGCGGAGTGGCCGCGTATCTGGGGTGTGGACTTCGGGTTCACGAACCCGTTCACGTGGCAGTGCTGGGCCATCGACCCCGACGGCCGGCTGTACCTGTACCGCGAGCTCTACATGACGCGCCGGACCGTCGACCAGCACGCACGGCAGATGCTCGACCTGGTCACGGTGGAAGGCGACGACGGGGTGCGGGAGTGGACCGAGCCGCGGCCGGTCGCTGTCGTGTGCGACCACGATGCGGGGGACCGCGCGGTGCTCGAGCGGGAGCTGGGGCTGGCGACGACGGCGGCGCACAAGGCGGTACGGCCGGGCATCCAGGCGGTGAAGACGCGGCTGCGGGCGGCCGGTGACGGCAAGCCGCGCCTGTACGTGATGCGGGACGTGCTCGTCGAGCGTGACGAGCAGCTCGCCGAGGCGAAGAAGCCGCTGTCGTTCGTCGACGAGGTGCCGGGCTATGTGTGGGCGCAGCCCAAGGGGACGGTCGCGTCGAACAAGGCGGAGCCCGAGGAGCCGGTGAAGGTCGACGACCACGGCTGCGACACGTGCCGGTACGTCGTCGCCGAGCTGGATCTGGTGGGGGAGGGGCGTATCCAGTCGCCGGCCCGTCGGGCGCAGCAGCAGGCGCCGGGGCGTGGGAGGGCGTCGTCGGCGTCGCGGTACAGTCGGCCGGTCGGCGGGCCGGGCGGGACCGGCGGGGGTGGCCGGAGCCGCCGCTAGAGACGCTTGACGGTGCAACACGATGGTGCAATCATGTGTGTTGTCAGCACGCCGCACCACGAAGGGACACGCGCCATGTACCAGGACCACGTGACCGCCGAACTCCGCTACGAGCACCAGGACTGCGCCCGCTGCACCGCCGTCCCCATCCCCGAGGTGCGCGGCATCGGCGACCTGGAACTCGCCGGAATGATGATCAAGGCGTCCACCGACAAGGACTGCCCCGACTGCCACGGCCGCCGCGTCCACCACACGCCCGCCGCCAAGGCCGCCCACGCCACCTACGAGCGGCTCCTGGCCGAACGGTGCACCCGCACCTTCGCCGACGTCCGCAAGGGCGACCAGATCCTCTACAGGGCCACCGCCCGCAAGGGCGACACCCGCCAGACGTGGCAGCGGGTCACCGAAGTCGTCCGCGACGGCGACCGCGTCCTGTTCCGCACCGACAGCCGGCGCAGCCGCAACCCCCTCAGCGAGCCCGCCGCCGCCGACGTGCTCGTCTACCTCCAGGACGGCACCCCCAAGGAGTGCATGCGGGAAGCCGCCCGCCTCCACCCCGACGGCGTCACCTTCCGGGGCTGCGACTGCTGCTGACACCCCACGCGCTGGCCCCCTTCACGACGGAGCCCCGCCACCCCAGCAGGTGGCGGGGCTCCGCCGTGTCCGCACCCCGCACGTACCGTCCCCGCTCATGGACCACGACGCGCTCACACGCCAGTACATCACCGGACCGCTCGGCGGCGAGATCCGCGCCGCGCTCGACTGGGCCCGCACCATCAGCAGCAGCGGCGACCCGAGCACCCTGGAGCTGTTCCTGCACCCCGACGACGCCGCCAACCTCCCCCACGGCGTCCGCCTGCACGGGTACCGCGTGTGCCGCTCCATCGGCGTACCGCGCGGCCAGGCGCTCGTCTTCGACCGCCCCTGGGGCCGCTACATCAGGCGCGGCGAGTACCCGACCGCCTGAGCCCGGCCCGCACATCGCACCGAACCAGCCGCGACAGCCGACGTCGCCTGATACGGTCGCTGTGTCCGCGTCGGTGGCTACGGGCCCGGCGGACAGCCCTCCGCGTCGGTGGTTACGGGCCCGGCGGAGGGTCTAAACCAACAGGAGACCTCATGGCGCTCGGCGGCATGCAGCGCGTCATCCGGCGATTCCGTGGGCCGAATCCCCCCATGGCCGAGACTCAGCACAAGCCAGCTGGCGATCTTCCCGCGGTTCGGCACGGCGACCGCTGCCCTGCATGCGGAAAGGGCCGCGTCATGTCAGAGGACGGATCGAGCGGCGGCGTGTACCTCTACTGCCCCGCGCGTGGCTGCCGGTGGATGCAGGACCTCTAGGCCCGCCGCAGGTTCTCGGCGGTCCCTGCCTAGTCGGCGACAGGCACTTCGCCCGGCGTCACGTCCGGGCGCGCCCGATGCCACCTGGCGGGATGCCGCCACCGGCCGCCGCTGTCCCGCGCGACGTCCACGCCGACCTCCACGACCAGCTCCGGGTCGACGAGCGTCACGTGCAGCGTCTCGCGACTGCCCCACCCGGCGGAGAACGACCAGCCCGCCCACGGATGCACGGTCGCCGGCGTGAGCAGACCGGCCAGCGCGCGGCCCGCCGACTGCGGCAGCGTCGTCGTCCGGCCCACGAACCGCAGCCGGCCCCCCGCGTCGTACCGGCCCAGCAGCAGCGTCCGCGGCGCCGCCGCCGGGCCCGTGTACGCGCCCACGATGGCGTCCTCCGTGTGCCGTACCTTGTGCTTCTTCCACGCCCTCACACCCGGCGCGTACGGCCCCTGGAGCCGTTTGAAGACGACGCCTTCGACACCGACAGCGGTCCACGACGTCAGCCACTCATCGACGGTTGCCTGCTCCGTCGTCGACGGGCACAACGCCCACGGCGCCGTCAGGCCCCGCCCGGCGAACAGGCCTTCCAGCGCGGCCCGCCGCTCGACGTACGGCCACCGCAGGGTGTCGACGCCCTCCAGGCGCAGCACGTCGAACGCGACGTAATGCGCCGGCCACTCCGCCGCGAGCAGCGCCGCCCCGCCGCCGCGCCGCTGGATACGCCCCTGGAGCCGTTCGAACGCCAGCCGGCCCGCCTCGTCCCACACAATCAGCTCACCGTCGAGCGCCGTGCCGTCCGGGAGCTGGACCGCCCCGGCGCGCACCTCGGGGAAGGCGCTGGCGAGCGGAGTGCCCTGCCTGGACCGCAGCACCAGGCGCCCGCCGTCCCACGACAGAAGCGCCCTCCAGCCGTCCCATTTCACCTCGGCCGCCCACCCGGCAGGCAGACGGGCATCCGGCGCGGCGGCGGCGAGCATCGGCTCAGGCAGGGTCCACATACCCCCAGCCCTTCCACGCGGACGGCGAGCCGTACCCGGCCGCCTGTGCCGCTCAGCACGTGTGCTTGACCGGGAACCCCCGCCCGCACAACGACGGGCGCACGGGCTCCTCGTCGTCCTCCTGGCCGACGAGCACCACCAGCGTCACCGCCAGCACGGTCACGACACCGGCCGCGACCCACGACGCCGCCCTGCTGCGCGCCCCCGTACGGTCAACCATCCCCGGCAGCGGACGCCGCCGCCGGTCCGGCAGCGTCAGCCCCGCCGGCGGATGCCCCGCCTCCCGGGCGTGCGCCGCCGCGGCGGTCATCTCGTACCCCTGACGCGTCGGCACCGGCTCCCCGCACAGACGGCACACGAACACAGGCCCCACCCCTCCCCGAACGGCCTCACGCGAGCAGGCCGCGCCCACCGTAGCCGGGCACCCCCACGCCCCGCAGCGGCCCCGCCGGTCACTCCCGCCGGGCAGCGACCGCCGACCTGTGCGTACTGCGTGCGCAGTGCTGCGCAGTACGATGACCGCCGTTCGTTGAGGATCATCGTCGAGGGGCGGCCATGCTGGACACCATCGAACTCGCCGTCTTGGGCCTCGCCGCCTACAGAGCAACCCAGCTCGGCGTGCACGACACCATTCTTGACCCCGCCCGGCAGCGCCTCGCCGCCTGGCACGCACGCAACGTCGACAGCCGGCCCCGCGGCTTCCTGATGCAGCTCATCGGCTGCGTCTACTGCCTGGGCTGGTGGGCGTCCGGCGCCGTCCTCACCGCCTGGTGGTTCTGGCGCGACCAGCCCGTCGTGCAGTTCGCACTCCTGTGGTTCGCCGTCGCCGGGGCGCAGGCCCTGCTCAACCGCCGCGACGACACCTTCGGCGGGTGACCGGCCATGTCCCGACGGCTCCTCACCGGCCCCGCCCCCCTCACCGCCGCGGCAGCGCGCTTCACCGCCCCGAAGCGCAGCCGGGGCCAGCAGAAGAAGCCCGACGCGTCCTGGCAGGCCGAGGCGTGGTCGTTCTTCGAGAAGGTCCCCGAGGTGCGCTTCGCCGGCACGTGGATCGGCAACGCGATGGGCGGCGCCACCCTCTACGCCGGCCGCCGCACCACCGACGGCACCATCGAGCGGCTGCCCGACGAGCATCCCGCCGCGCAGATCGTCCAGCAGATCGCCGGCGGCCCCGACGGCCAGTCCAACCTGCTGGCCGACATGGGCCCGCACTTCGTCGTCGCCGGGGAAGGCTGGATCGTCGTCTGCCCCATCCTCAACGCCGCCGGCCAGGTCACCGGCTACGACTGGCGCGTCCTGTCCACCAGCGAGGTCAGCCAGCAGTCCGGGAAGCTCGTCGTCGAGATCGACGGCGAACCGGTCGACGTCCCCCCGTACGACCCCGACGGCGAGTACGACCACACCGCGCCCATCGCCATCCGGGTCTGGAAGCCCTTCCCCGGACGGCACATCGAAGCCGACAGCCCCGTCCGCTCCAGCCTCCAGCTCCTCGAGGAGCTGCAACTCCTCAACGCCGCCGTCGCCGCGATCGCCCGCTCACGGCTCACCGGCCGGGGCGTGCTGCTCATCCCCAAGGGCACACGTTTCCCCACCGCGCCCGGCGCGCCCTCCGACGCCGAAGACGACGTCATCGACATCTTCATGGAGGTCGCGGCCACCGCCATCCGTGAGCCCGACAGCGCCGCCGCGACGGTGCCGATCGTGCTCGAGGTGCCCGCCGACAGCATCGGCGGCATCAAGTGGCTGCAATTCGAATCGGACTTCGACGACCTCGCCATACGGCTCCGCGAAGAGGCCATCCGCCGCTTCGCCAACGGGCTGGAAGTGCCCGCCGAGATCCTCCTCGGGCTCGGCGACGCGAACCACTGGTCGGCGTGGGCACTCACCGCCGAAGCGATCCGCCTCGGCGTCGAACCACGTCTCGCGATCATCTGCCACGCCCTGACCACGCAGTGGCTCCGCCCGCTCCTCGAGGACGACGACGCCGACGACGCCGAGGACTACCTGGTCTGGTACGACACCAGCGGCCTCCGCGTGCAGGCCAACCGCGCTCAGACCGCCCTCGAAGCGTTCAAGGCCGGTCTGATCTCCGCCGCCGCGGCACGCCGCGAGACCGGCTTCGACGAGGCCGACGCCCCCGACGCCCCGCTCCCCGGCGACGACGAGCACGACGCCGACAGCGACAGCACCGACGAGGACAACCCCACCACCGACGAGACGAGCCTGCCCGTGAGCGAGACGACATCCATCCCGGACACCCTCCCCGCCTCCCCCCTGCCGGAAGCCGTCCTCGCCGCCGTCGACGGCCTCATCTGGAATGCCCTCTACGCGGCCGGCGTCCGCCTGCGGAACCGGCCCGCCTGCCCGCGCACCGAGCGCGCCCGAGCCCGCGAGATCGTCCCCGCCGAGCTGCACACCCAGTTCCCCGTCGAACCCGAGTACGTCGACGAATGGCGGCTCCTCGACGGCGCCTGGGTCCGCGTCCCCGAGATCGCCGCCCGCTACGGCCTCGACGCCGACTGCCTCACTCGCGTGCTCGACGACTACGCCCGCGCCCTGATCGCCGCCCGGCACCCGCACACCTACGACGACACCGTCCGTGTGCTGCGCACCCCCTGCATAGCCGAGGCAGCATGACCGTCCGCACCCACCTGGACCTGTGCCCCGACTGCGAGGGCCTGCGCGTCACCCCGCTCCAGCAGGTGCCGGGCGTCATCGGCGTCACCCTCGACGGCGAACCCAGCGTCGCCTACCAGGGGCGCGCCGTCGTGCACATCGGGCCCGTGCCCGGCCCGTGCCCCAACCCGCGCCCCAAGGAGGCGTAGCCATGCCCGACGCTCATGAGGAGCAGCTCGCCGACGCCGAGGACGCCGTCACCCGCGAGGTCGCCGACGTCCTCGACGAGGTTGCCGCCGAAGTCGCCGAGCAGCTCGCCCAGGCGACGGAGATCGTCGCAGCCCGGTTCTCCCTCGCCGCCATCGGCCGCGCCTGGACGTCCCGCGTGCCGCGCATCGTGCGGCGCCTGCTCGGCGTCGCCGAGACCGCCGCGCAGCGCGCAGCCGACGACGTCGACGCGCCCCTGCCGGACGGCTGGGACGACCTGCCAGGACGCCACGACAGCGACACCCTGCCCGCGTCCCTCGGCTCGTACGTGGAATCCACGGAGCACCTGCTGCGCGCCGTCGGCGACCGGCTCACCGAAGCCGCCGTCGCGGAACTCGCCGCCGGCCTGGACGCCGGCGAGGACACCGAGCAGCTCCGCGCCCGGCTGCGTGCCCTGTTCTCCCGCGATGGCGCGCAGCTCGGCACGGTGCGGGAGGAACGGATCGCCCGCACCGAGGCCGCCCGCGCGTGGAACGCGGCGACGCTCGCCGCCGCCGAGGACCTCACCGGCCCCGACCGGCCCGTCGTGAAGCAGTGGAAGACCCGCCGCGACGCGAGAGTGCGGGACGCGCACGACGCCGCTGACGGGCAGATACAGCTCCTCGACACCCCGTTCACCGTCGGCGGCGTCGCGATGCGCTACCCCGGCGACCCGGCCGCGCCGCCGCACCTCACGGTGAACTGCCGGTGCGTCCTGCGTTTGCAGACCGCCGAGCGTGCCGCGTCCGCACAATCGCAGCCGACCCCAGCGGCCGACGTCTTCGAATCGAAGGAAGCGACCGCCGCGAGCGGCGAGCACACCGGGGCGATGATCGCTCTCGTCCCCGCGAGCAGCGACGCCGACCGCCTGGCCGTCACCGACGGCGAACCCGTCGACGAACTCCACTGCACGCTGCTGTTCCTCGGCAACGGAGCCGACTGGGACGACGAGCAGCGCGCCCGCCTCATCGACGCCCTGCGCACGAGCGTCGACGCCGACCTGACCGGCCCGGTGCGCGCGGTCGCGTTCGGCGTGAACCAGTGGAACCCCGCCAGCGACGACCCCGCCTGGGTGTACGCCATCGGCGACGACCCCGACAGCAACGGCCCCGACCTGCGCCTCGCGCACCTCGTCGCCCGCGACGCGATCGCCCGCGTCACCGGGCTGCCCGAGATCCCCCCCCAGCACTCGCCCTGGGTCGCCCACACCACAGCCGTCTACACGCCCGACACGTGGCCGCTCGACGCCATGAACGAGCGTCTCGGCCCTCTCACCTACGACCGGCTCCGAGTGGCGTTCGCCGGCGACGTCACGGATATCCCGCTCGGCTCCGACGAGGAGAAACCACCGATGGAAACCACCGCCGCGGCAGAAGCGCCGCCCGTCCTCACCTGGTCCACCCCCGGCGATGCCGCCCTGGCCTTCGAGAACCAGCAGACCGGCGACGGCAGGATCTTCTCGCCGGGCGCCCTGTACTGGGACGGCACGGGACCGTGGCCGCTCCAGTACGCCGACGAGATGAGCAGCGGCCACGACGGCGCCGAACTCGCCGGGGCCATCGACACCTACGGCCGCGACGGCGACCGCATCACCGGCAGCGGCGTCCTCTACCTGACGCAGCGCGCCGGGGCCGAAGCCGCGCTGCTGCTGCGGCAGGGCGCGCCGCTCGGCGTGTCCGTCGACCTCGATGACGTCGACATCGAACTCGTCGACAACACGAGCAGCGGCGCCGACCTGGCCGTCGTCGCGTCCGCCACGGTCAAGGCGCTCAGCGTGGTCCGCCAGCCCCGCGACGGCGGCTGGATGCTCACCGCCCACACCCCCGGCGAGTGGACCGCGTCGGCCGGCGGAGCGATGACCCGCGCCCGCACGACGACACAGGTGATCTCCGGGCCCGGCGGCCGGCTCAGCGCCGACGCCGCCCGCGCGCTGTTCCCCGGCGCGCTGACCGCCGCCGCCGGCGACGCCGACGACCCCGACGGCGGCGTCGTCGTCCACGCCGAGCAGGCCGGCGACTACCTGATCCGCATCACCCGCGCCCGCGTCCGGGGCGCGACGCTCGTCGCGATGCCGGCCTACGACAAGGCGCGCATCGTCCTGGACGACGTCGAGCCCGAACAGGGTGAGGACGTCGCCGCAGCGAGCAGCAGCGACTACGACCGCGTCGTCGCCTACGTGGCCGGCAGCCCGATCCCGGTCGGCGCGCTCGACGTCGCCCAGGCGCTCGACATGCCCGCGACGGCGGCCCGCCGGTATCTCGCGAAGGCCGCCACGGACGGGCGGCTCGTACGCATCGCCCGCGGCCTCTACACCGGCCCGGCGACGCTGCCCGAAGGCGACGCGACCGCCGCCGCCGTGCAGGGCGTGGAGGACGTCATCGGCGAACTGGAGGCGTCCGCCTGGCACGTCATGCAGCAGCAGCCGCCGATGCCCGCCGCCTGGTTCCGGGAACCCACGATCGAGGAACTCCCGCCGAACAGCGGCGGCGTCCACTACAAGGACGGCCGCGTCTACGGGTGGGTCGCCCAGGCCGGTGTGCCGCACGAAGTCCACGGCCGGAAGGTGATGATCGACAAGCTCGGGAAGATCGACACGAGCTACTTCCTCCGCGCGAAGTTCCCCCTCGACGACGGCACCGAAGTCGCTGTCGGCACCATCACGATGAACGTCGGCCACCACCGCGACGGGTTCGAATGCGAAACCGCCGCCTGCCAGTTCGACGACAGCCGGACCGTCGCCGGGATCGTCACCGTCGGCATGAACAAGCGCGGCATGTGGTTCTCCGGTGCCGCCGCGCCGTGGCTCTCCGACTGGGACCTCAGCGTCTTCCGCAGTCTCCAGCCCAGCTACCACATGACCCAGGGACCCGGCGGCGTCTGGCAGCTCAAGGCCGTGCTGTCGGTGCCGGTGCCCGCGCACCCGTCCCGGCTCGCCGCCGCCGCGCACCTCGCCGCGACAGCGGTCGTCGAACGGTCCAACCTCGCTCTGACCGCCGCCGCGGCAGCCCTCCCCGACGCGCCGCCGGCCACCCCCGCCGCCGACGAGCCGCACCCCCTGGCACCCGGCCACCAAACGCCCGACCCGGCCGACGCGCCGACCGGCGACGCGGTCACCGAACTCGCCGCGTCGCTGCTGAACCCGGCCTTCCTTGACCGCTTCGCCGACGCCCTCGCACGCCGGGAAGCAGACCGCGCCGCAGAGAAGCGCGCAGAGATCGAGCAGCTCGCCGCCCTCGTCGACGGCGCAGCCGCCTAAGCAGAGAGGACACGCACCAGTGGCATGCAACTGCGGTAAGAACCGGACGCAGTACGAGGTCGTCGACAGCACCGGCCGGCGGGTGTTCGGCCCGACCACGTACAAGACGACCGCCCAGGCCGTCGCCGACCGTGAGGCGGGCCGCGAGGTCCGCGAAATCGGCAAGGACGGCTGATGGGCTGCGGCTGCGGCAGCAAGAGCCGGGCGTACTCCAGCAACGGCCGCCCGCCCCGCGTGCTGCATCAGGTCGTCCTCGACGGCGGCAACGGCCGCGTCGCGTTCCAGACGCACGACAAAGGCACCGCGCAGGCGGTCGCCCGCTCCTACCCCGGCAGCATCGTCCGCCCGGACGGCGACGCCACCCAGGCGGCCACCCCGGCCGCCGCCGACACCACGCCCGACAGCACCCCGAGCGGGACCGCCACGGCGTAGACGCGGCGCGGGCGGCAGGGCCATTCACCTGCCGCCCCTGCCGTTAAGATTCTTTTCCGACTGCTGGTTCTGGGCCGAGTCTCTTTGATCACTCAAGGAGACAGCGGTCATGGCCGAGCCGATCGAGCTCCCCACCGACGTCACTGCCCTCGACGACGAGCAGCTTGCCGAGATCCTCGACGGCGCCCGCGCCGAGTTCGCCGCACTGTCCGCGCAGGACAACGTCACTGACGACAGCCTCACCCGCATGCGGGAGCTCGCGGCGACGGTCGACGGCATCCGCACCGAGCAGGCAGCCCGCATCGAGGCCGCGCAGCAGGCGGCCGCCGAGATCGAGTCGCTCGCCGCGCAGATCCGCGGCGAGGACGGCACCCCGGCCGAACCGGCCGCCGACGACCCGACCGCAGACGAGCCGCAGGAAACCGCGGCCGCCGCCGACCCGGCCCCAGCGCCGGTCGAGCAGCCGGCCGCCCCGGCGGCACCCGAGCGCACGGCGTCCGCCGCGCTGGCACGGCCGGCCCTCAACCTCGGCGCGGTGCGCCGCGCACAGCCGAAGGTGCTGCCCGAGCCGCCCGCCCCGACCACCGAGATCACCGCCGCCGTCGACGTGCCCGGCTACACGCCCGGCGCGGCCCTCAACTTCGACGACGTCGTGCGCGGCATCAACTCCCGCGCGACCGCCCTCAAGACCGCGGGCGGCGGGGTCGGGCAGGTCATCTCCTACCGGCACCCGTACCCGGAGGACACGGTCGTCACCGACTCCTCCAGCGCCCCGGAAGGCACCACGGTCGCCCTGGCGGCGTCGTCACAGGCGCGGCTGCCGCAGGGTGACCTGGTTGCCTCCGGCGGCTGGTGCGCGCCGTCGGAGACGCTGTACGACATCACGGGTGTGTCTTGTCCGGATATGTTGTGGGATGCCCCCGAGATCCAGCTCGCGCGCGGCGGACTCAGGTACTACAAGCCGCTGTCGCTCGACGTGTCGGCGATGACGTGGGTGCACACCGAGGCCGACGACATCGCCGGAAACGAGAAGCCGTGCTTCCGCATCCCGTGTCCGGATCCGACCGAAGTTCGCTGCGACGCCGTCGGCGTGTGCCTCGAGGCCGGCATTCTGACCCAGAGGCACTTCCCCGAGCTCATCTCCTGGTACCTCCGCAACGCGATGGTCGCGCACGAGATCAGGGTGAGGCAGCAGCTCTTCGCGCAGGCCCTCGCGACCGCGACGCCGGTCACGATGCCGCAGACGATGGGCGCCCTGTCGGCGGTCTTCGCCGCCGTCGCGCTCCAGGCGGCCGACATGATCGAGCGTCACAGCCTCTGCGAGACCACCGCGCTCGAGGTGGTGTTCCCGTGGTGGTCCAAGAATCTGTTCCTCACGGACTTGGCCCGCCGTAACGGCTGCTGCCCGTCCGAGGTCAGCGCCAGCGACGTGCAGGACCTCTTCACGCCGCTCGGGGTGCGCATCCAGTGGGCGCGCGGCCTGTCCCCGGCCGTGCCGACGGACATCGGTGCGTCGACCCCCGCCGTCGACTGGCCCGAGCAGCTGAACTTCCTCATCTACCCGGCGGGCGGGCTCGTCATCGGACGCGGCGAGGAGATCAACCTCGGCGTCATCCACGACAGCACCAAGTTCATCACGAATGACTTCACGGCCCTGTTCGCCGAGGAATGCGTCGCTCTCGTCGACCGCTCGGTCGACACCCGCGTCGTGACCGTCCCGGTCTGCCCGACCGGTGAGACCGGCGCGCAGACCCTCATCGCCTGCGGTGCCGGCGACGCCTCCTGACCAGCCCTGACCGGCTCCATTCGCCAGCGGCCGGGCCCGTGACCTGAACGCGGGCCCAGCCGCAACCCACACCCGACACCTGGAGGATGCGCGATGCCGGCAGGGCTGCGCACGAACGTAGAGGCGATCCGGGGCACGCCACTGCCGCACGGCATCCTCGGCTCGCCGTGCACGGACATCGTCGACGTCACCGAGGACCGGATCCACGAGCTGAACGGCGTCGACTGGCTGGCGCTCGGCTGCTGCCCGGCCCGCGACTGGGCCGACCCGTGCGAGGACGACAGCCCGGGCGCGACCCCACCGGAGAAGGAGTTCTGCCGCCCGGAGGCGGAGCACGCCCGCCCGATCACCGTCTATGCGGGGGCGGAGTGCTCCGCGCTCGGCTTCTCCTACGAGGAGGCACGCGAGCAGGCTCTCGCGTCGCTGGCGCTCGGCGAACAGCACGCGGTGGAGGCCGGGTTCATGCGGACCCGGCTCAGCATGGACGCCGAGGACCTCACCCCGCCCGAAGGGCCCCTGTCGATCGCGCAGGGCGTCGCCGCCCTGGAGGGCTGTCTCGCCGAGTCGTACGGCGGTGTCGGCGTGCTGCACGTCCCGGCCGGCGCTGCCGCGCTCCTCGGCTGCTGCAACGTCCTGCGGGAGAACCCGGCCACCGGCGGGCTGCGCACCCTGGCCGGGAACTGCGCGGTCATCGGCGCCGGTTACAGCTACCTGAACATGGGGCCGGGCGCGCAGCCCGCCGAACCGGGCACCGCCTGGCTCTACATCACCGGGCCGCTCGTCATCCGCCGCGGCCCGATCGACGTCGTCCCCGACCGGTCCCGGGCCGCCGCATCCGTCAACCCGCGCACCAACGACCGGCGGGTGCTCGCCGAACGCACCTACGTGGTCAGCACCACCTGCAAGGTCTGCGCGGTGAAAGTGAGGGTCTGCGAGTGACCGCCATGATCCACGTCCGGCCCGCCAGCGAGCGGCGCCGGGACTTCGCGCGCTGGGCCACCGGCCACACGGTGAAGCTCCGCACGGTCGGCCCGGATGTCTTCGCCGTGCCGCCGCACCTGTTCGTCGACGTGCCCGAGGAGCTGCTGATCGGCGCGATCGTCGACGGGCACCGCTACCGGTCGCCGCTGGAGGACGAGGCGACCGGCACCCCGCCGCCCGGGCCCGTCGACCAGCCCGACGTCCTGGTCGGCGAGCTGGTTGGCGTGCCTGGTGTGCCGCTGCCGCCCGTCCCCGACGCGGCGTACCCGCCCGACGCTGTGCTGCTCCCCGTGGCCCCTGCTGCCGAGCCGGGACAGGACGGCAGCACCCCGGACAGCAGCGGCGGGAACACCTTCGCGTGCGACCGGTGCCCGCGCACGTTCACGACGGCCCGAGGCAGGGACACCCACCGTCGTCAGGCACACACGGAGGACTGACGCATGCCGGTCGAACCCATCCCGTGCGCCCCGGACGGCGGCGGCGGGCAGCCCGTGGACGTCACCACGTGCTGTTCCCCGTCGATCTCGTCCGCCCCGCTGTGCCTGCCGGACGGGACGACGATCCTCGCCGTGGTCCGCTCCGGGTGCGTCGAATGCGGCCAGGCCGCCGTGGACCCGGCCGTGGTCGGCTGGATCGACACCACGACCGGCACCTACACGGCCGGCGCGCTGCCCGCCGACGCAGGCACCTGCGACACGTCGTGCGTCGACACGATCTGCCGCCAGCTCTGCGACGACACCGACGGCGACGGGCAGCCCGACGCCACCTACTCGGAGCTGTGGTGCATCCAGGCGGACGGCACCGCGGAACTGCTCCTCACCTACCAGGACGACCCGTCGGTCCCGTACACGCCGGTCGCGCCGGTCGACTGCACGTACGGGTGCCCGGAGTCGGAGACGCTGCCGCTGTGCGACACCGCGGCTGACGGCACCGTGACGCCGTTCCTGCGCCGCTACACGTGGCTGCAAGGCGTCGCCACCTTCCAGGACTTCGCCCTGGACGGCGTCACCCCGCACGCCGTCACCGGCACCGTCACCGCCTGCGCCGGAACCACCGCCGACGACTGCGCGGAGCGCACCACCCCGGCCGCCACGCTCGGCCTGTGCCTCCCGGACGGCACACCGCTCGCCGTGCTCATCACCCGCGACTGCGACGGCACCACCACACAGGACGGGTGGCTGAACCTCCTCACCGGCACCTACACCAGCGGCCCGCCCCCCGTAGGCACTGCGGCGTGCGGGGACGCCCGCGCGTTCGAACTCGCCGGGCTCCTCTGCGACGTGGACCCCGCCACCGGGGACGTGCACGGCCTGGTCCTCGTCGAGTACCAGTACAACCAGGATGGGTCCCTGGCCGGCGTGCGCCTGGTGGACCCCGGCACCGGGGCCACGTACACGCTCCAGGGCGAGCTACGCCGCTGCCCCGCCGACGCCGGCGCGGAGCTCCCGGACCAGGACCTGGTGGTCCTCTGCGACACCGCCGCGGACGGCACGGTCACAAGTTTCGTGCGTGACTACCGGCGCGACCCGGCGAGCGGGCAGATCACCGGCCACACGGACACCCTCCTGGACGGTGTCACCCCGTACACGGTCGTGGGCCAGGTCGGCCAGTGCCCCGGGGCGGAGACGGCGGACGTGGAGTCCTGGCCCCTGTGCGTCGTGGACGACACCAGCGGCGTCACGGTCGCCCGCGTACGCCGGGAGACGGTCTACGACGCCAGCGGCGAGGCGGTGACGACGCGGCTCGTCAATGCGATGACCGGCGCCCCGTACACGCTGCCCGCGGGCACCCGCCTCGGCGAGTGCTGCCAGACCACACGCGAAGCCGTGTGCGTCACCCCTCTCCTACCGACCGCGAAGCGGGTGGTGTCCAACCCGGGGAACGACACCAGCGGGCGCGTAGACCCGGCCTGGACCTGGGGACTGACCCCGGCCGGAGGCCGCACCGTCTATGACGTTGCCGGGCCGGCGGCCTGGACCACCCCGCGCCCTCCCGGCGGCGGGTGGGTGTCCCTGACCCCGAGCACGGCGACCACGCCGCTCCCGTCCGGCTCCGCCGTGGACTACTACATGGTCACGGCGTTTGAGCTGCCCGAGGACGCGGTCCTGGACGCCACCACCATCAAGATCGACACGCTCAACGCCGACAATGCGGTGCTGGGGTACGCCCTCAACGGCGCGGCGGAGACCCTGACCAACTCGCCGGCGACGTGGTTCAACAGGCCGCCGTACACCGAGGCGGAACACCGCATCGCGGGAGCGGTGCGCGGCAGGAACCTCCTCGCCATCCGCGTCACCGAGTCCACGCCGCCGAGCTCCGGCGGTGTCCTCCTGGACGTCACCCTCACCTACCGTGTGCCGGGCTCGCCGGAGTACTGGACGGTCGAGCACCGCGACTGCGGCACGACCACGTTCATCGACCCGGACGGCAACCGGTACGCGGGCGGCCTCCCCGACGGCTACATGGCTTGCAGCGGCGGTGCCGGCGGCTCAGCCGGGCCGTGCGGCGACACGGAGACGCTGGTTTTCTGCGATACCGCGGAGGACGGCACCAGCCACTCCTTCCTGCGGCGCCTGACGTACGACTGCACCGGCGAGGTCGCCAGCACCGTGGACACGGAGCTGGACGGCACCACGCCCTACACCCCGGCCGGCACCGTCGGCGTTTGCGCAGGGGCCGAGCCGGACTGTCTTGCGCACAGCGTGATCGAGGCATGCCGGTGTGACGACACCGACGGCGACGGCATCGCGGACACCGACTACGTGGAGCTGCTGGGCGTCGACTGCGCGGGAACAGTCACCAGCCTGGGGACCTACCTGCCGGACCTGACCACTCCGTACACGCCGGTTGCGCCGGTGGACTGCTCCGACAGCCAGGACGCCCCGCGGGCGTTCGGGGTGCAGGCCGGGCGCGTGGAGGTCGCGGTCGGCGGCTCATGGGACGCCTCCACCGTGACCGGGCTCCAGTCCGTCACCGCGACGGCCATCACCGGCAATGGTCAGGTCACCACCAGCGACGGCACGTCCACGCTGTTCCAGGGCGAGTCCGTCACCTGGTCCACGCAGAAGGAGGGGGACGCGGCGCTGACCGGCCCCCTGACCATCACGGCGGTCGGCGGGATCGTCACCGTCGCCTACACCCGGGGAGTCACCCTGTGAGCGGATGCTGCGGGCAGGGGCCCGTCATCGTCAGTAGCGGCGCGGCGGCCACGCCCCGCGTCGAGGTGGAGACGGTTCTCCTGTGTGACGTCCAGGCGGACGGCACGGTGGCCGCCACGGTCATGGTGGAGCCGATCTACGACACGTCCAGCGGCGCCCGGGTCGGGACCCGGATCGTGGACCCGGTGACCGGCGCGTCCTACACCCCGACCGGCACGCTCACCGTGTGCGGCGGCCAGGAAGGGGCCGTGACGGTCGCGGACGTGGAGACGTGGCCGCTGTGCGTCATCGACACCAGCGGCACCGTGCTCCAGCACGTCCGCGCGGAGCAGGTGTACGACGAGACGGGCGCGGCGTCCGGGCCGCCGCGCCTGGTCGACGCCGTCACCGGCTTGCCCGTCGCCATCCCCGGCGGCGCCACCATCGGCGTGTGCCCGGAAGGCCAGCCGTGTGACTCCCTGACCACCCCAACCGCCACGGTCGGCCTGTGCCTGGCGGACGGAACCCCCATCGCGGTGACCGTCGTCCGGGACTGCGCCGGCGCCGTCGCACAAGAGGGGTGGATCAACCTGGCGACCGGGACGTTCTCCGCCGGGCCGCCACCGGCCGGGACGGTGGCGTGCGGGGACTCCAGGTCCGTTCAGGTGTCCGGCACGTTCTGCGACGTGGACCAGGCGTCGGGGGACGTCCTCGGGCTCGTGCTGATCGAGTACACGTACGCGGCGGACGGCACGATCGCCAGCGTGCGCCTGGTCGACGCCGTCACCGGCCAGACCTACACGCCCACCGGCACCGTCACCACCTGCCCCGTCGGCGTGGAGCAGCCGGAACAGGACGTCGTCCAGCTGTGCGACGTGCAGGCGGACGGCACCAGCGTGCCCATGATCCGCGACTACCGGCGGGACGAGACGGGCACGGTGGTCGGACACACCGACTACACCCTGGACGGGACCCCGTACACGCCGACGGGCACGGTGGGCGAGTGCGGGCGGGAACTGGTCTGCTACCAGGGCACCATCGACACCCTGGAGGACTGCACCAGCGGGACGCTCACCCCGCTGCCGACGCCCGCCCTGCCGATCGCCTCGAGCACGGTCGCGGCCAACCCGAACAACTTCACGGTGACCGACCTCGCGGCGTCGCACGACGGGTCGCTGAGCACGTGGACCACGATCACCCTGGACGGCAACGGCCAGGCGCCCGGACTGGTCCTGCGGTACGACCTGGCCGCGCCGGGCGACCTCGGATACCTGGCGCTCCGTAACCAGTACGGGGGCATCGTCACCGACAACGACGGGATCGGCGCTGCCACGCTCACCGTCTACAGCGCGGCCGGTGCCGTCCTGTGGTCCGGGCCGCTGTACGCCGGTAACGGCGGCGCCGAGTACGTGACGACGTTCGGCGGCATCCTGCGTGGGGCTGCCTACTTCACGCTCTCCGACATCTCCCGTATCGCGGGCACGACGCTGACCACGATCGGCTGGCGCGAGCTCACCGCGGTCGGCCCGTACCGGGCCCGCATCACGTGGGACTGCCCCGGCCAGGACCTCACCGCCGCCGTGGAGGGCGCCCGCCCGGGCCTCACGTACGACGGGACCACCCTCGTCCAGAGCAACGGCCCGCACACGCTGACGTTCTCCAGCAGCGCCGGGAGCTTCGACGCCACGCTGAACACGAACAACCCGGCCGCCTGGTCGGCGCTGTCCGTGTCCGACGCCTCCCCGTCGACCGTGCTCTCCGGGGACGGCACCCTCACCCTGGCCGCGTCGGCGGCCACGAACGGTGCGCAGCTCCGCCTCGGCTGGCTCAACCCGGACGGCTCGGTGACGGACGTCAACACCGGCACGGTGGTGGACGCCCCGCGGCTCGTGCCGTGCGGCGGCGGTGAGGCCGCGACGTGCCAGGACGCGGAGACCGTCACCCTGTGCGACACCGCGCCGGACGGCACCGTGACCACGTTCCTCCGCCGCCTGGTCCACGACTGCACTGGCACGGTCACCAGCGCCACCGACACCGCCCTGGACGGCGTCACCCCGTACGCGCCGACCGGCACCGTCGGAGTGTGCGCGGCGGACTCCTGCGCCCGGCAGATCGTGGAGCGGTGCGGCTGCGACGACACCACCGGGGACGGTCTCGGGGACGTCCAGTACACGGAGCTGTGGGCCGTGGACCCGTGCAACGGCGGCCCGCCGGTCCTCCTCGGCACGTACGAGGACGGGGACCTGACGCGCCCGTACTCGCCGGCCTCGCCGGTTGAGTGCACTGCCGCAGAGGCGCTCCCTGGCCCGCTCTCCACCGGAGTCCGCAACGTCACCGGCACCGCGGTGCAGGACCTCGCCGCCGCGTTCCCGGGCCTCCAGTCCGTCTCCCTCACCGTCCTCGCCGGCACTGTCAACGTGACCATGTCGGACGGTGCCGCCGTGCCGGTCCCGGCCGGTGCGTCCCTCACCTGGAGCGTGGAGCAGGCGTCGGACACCGCCCTGGCCGTCGCGTCCTTCGCGGGCGCCTCTGCTGCCGCCTCCTACCTCCTGAACTGGACGTTCCGGTGATGGGCGGCGCGTGCGGGCGGACATACCGCGTGGATCCGCGACTGGACCCGGCCGAGTGCAACGCCCTCCAGCAGACGGCGGCCGGGCTCCTGGTGCCCGCCACTGCCGTGGAAGGCATCGCGCCCGGGACGGCCGTGGGGGACGGCCGGTCCGTGGACATCGACGTCCAGGCACCGGAGGACGGCGCGTGCCCGGCCACGTGGACGGTCGGCGCCCGGCTCACCCCCGTCCACGGACAGGCCGGACCCGGCACGCTCAACCTCACCTCTGTGGCCCCCGCCACGGTCACACCGGTCCCGGGCATGTCGGTCGTGCTCCCCGAGGCGGGCGTGTATGAGGTGGTGGCCGACGCGTCCGGGAGTCAGACCGTCGTCGGGCCGGCCACTAACGCACAGGTCAGGATGAGCCTCTTCGTGGCCGAGGCGCGGATCTCTCCGGACACCACCCTGACACTGTTCAGCTCCAGCATCGCCGGCACGTTCGTCACCGTCGGGAGCGCGTCCAGCCGCGCCCTGTACCAAGCCACCGGTCCGGCCACGGTCCAGCTCCAGGGTTACCGCAATCTGACGTCCGGCACGCAGAGCACGGCGGCCATCGTCAACGCGTATGTCTACTTCCGGAAGGTGGCCGACTGATGCCCGGTAGCTGCTGCGGCGGTAGCGTCCGCGTCCTGCCCAAGCTGGACCCGGCCGAGTGCAACGCCCTCACACAGACGGCGTCCGGGCTCCTGGTGCCTCGCACGGTTCTGGAGGGCATCGCACCGGGCGGCACCGTTGGGGATGCCCGGTCCGTGGATATCGACGTCACGGACACGGGCGGTGAGGACTGCCCCGATAGCTGGCAGATCGGGGCGCGTCTCTCGCCGGTGAGTGGGGAGGCCACGCTCACGGCAACGGCGGACCTGGCGGCGAGCCCGTCTACCTACGTGCCGACAGGCCTCACCGTCACTCTCCCCGAGCCGGGCCGGTACCAGCTGCACTGGAACGTCCTCGGTCAGATCTGCGGGTCGAACCCTGTGAACGGTGGTTCCAACCGGTGGATTCAGGCACGGGTCGTGAACGCCACCACCGGGTCCCCGCTCGGCCCGGTCCGGACGGTGATCCAACACCAGTACGCGGCCAGCATCGCTATCCAGTCGTGCGTGGACGCCACGGCGCCGATCGACCATCAAGTCACCGTGACGGCCGCGCCGCTCACGCTCCGGCTGGAGGCCGTCCTCTTCGGGCCGGGCGGCACCGTGACGAGCGCGGTCATCCACGGCGGCCAGACCGCCGTGACATGGGCCAAGATCGCTGACTAGGGGGCGTTGTGGCAGGTAGTTGTGGACGTACGTACCGCGTTGACGCGCGGGTGGACCCGGCCGAGTGCAACGCCCTCCAGGGCGGACCGGCCGGGCTCCTGGTGCCGGAGGTCCAGCTCCAGGCGGATCCCGGCGTATCGGTGACGGCACCGGCCGCCGCGGACTGCCCGCAGGTGTGGCGGGTCGGCGTGGACGGGGCGTGGGTGCAGACGGAGCCCACCGTGTTCCTCCATACCCTGGCCGGCCCGTCCTGGCAGTTCGAACCCGTCGCCGCACTCCCGGCGGTGACCATCCCACGGGCCGGCTGGTGGGAGGTCAACTACCAGGTGCGCGGGGCGTCCGCGATCTATGAGGCGAACACCGGGACGGTCAACCGCAACAACGGCGTGGGCGCCGGGCTGCTCCACAACGGTGTGATCCTGCCCGGCTCGGAGCTCACGGTCATCCTGCAGATGCAGCAGCCGGGCGACCAGGGGCGGCACCTCCAGGCCACGGGCAGCATCCGGCGTATCTGGCAGTTCAACGCCGGCGACACGCTCCAGCTCGCCGGGCGCCCGTTCCTGGACCCGCCGGGCAGCCCGGACGTCATCGGCGGGGGTATCGCTCAGGTGCTGGGCGATAGCAACGGGTGGACGCACGTCACGGCCCATTGGATCGGACCGGTAGGAGACACGGGATCATGAGCGGAACCGCCGCCGCACTGCGGCTCATCGAGCATGGTCAGGCCCTCCTGCCGACACAGCTCGTTGACCTCCAGCCCACGCCGTCCGGGACGTGGACGTCCACGGGCCTGGAGGTGGTCCTCTCGGCCGCGGGCACCTACCAGCTCGACGCGACGGTGCGCGCCGCGATGACCGGCACGTCTCCGGTGAACACCTTCATTTGGGCCCGCCTGTTCGACGTGGACGCGGGCGCCGTCGTCCCGGACAGTGAGGTGTTCGTCCTCCAGCTCAACCCGTCCGTGACGAGCGGCACCATCACGGACGGAAAGAACCAGACGGCGTCCATCCAAGTCGAGTACACGGTTCCCGGTCCGCGCCGGGTGCGCCTGGAGGCCGCCCGGACCAACAACGTGGGTGCGTCCAGTAAGGCCGAGATCTGGTCGAACAGCGGTGGCCGCACACTCCTGCGCTACCTGCGCATCGCCTGACCCTGGGAGGCTTCCTCATGTCCGGTACCGGCGGCAGCGTCTGAGAAGGTGACCGTGTCCCCGCTGCGCATGCGCATCCTCGTCGTCCTGCCGGTCTACGGCGGTAGCTTGCCGACTGGGGCGTTCGTCACGACGCGGGAGTATGTGCGCGGCCTGGTCGCGGCCGGGCATCACGTGCAGGTGGTGACGACGATCCGCGAGCCCGGCAAGCCGAGGACCGTGGACGGCGTCCGTGTGTGGCCGCTGAGCTACTGGCGTCGCGCCGTTCACGTCCTGCGGCCCGAGTTGCTGATCACGCACCACGGGGACCGGCGTGCGGCGCGGATCGTGCCGCAGGTGCCGGATGTTCCGCACCTGCTGATGGTGCACGGCATGTCCGAGGACACCGACCTTGGCGGGCCTGCGTTGGCGTGGTTCCCGTCGCAGGCGTGCCGCGAGCACTACGCCGGATATCGGGGTGCGTCGCTCGTGCTGCCGCCGGCGATCGATCCGATCCGCTACCGGACCCGGCCGGGTCGGCTCGTCACGCTGAACGGGTCGACGGTTGCGAAGGGCGCGGACGTTGTCGCGCGGGTCGCCGAGCGGATGCCCGAGGAACGGTTCCTCGTCGTGCGGGCGTCCGGGCACGACCCGGATCTGCGGCTGCCGAACGTCGAGGTCATCGACCGGACGGAGCCGAGGGCCGTGTACGGGCGGACGCGGCTGGTGCTCATGCCGTCGACGACGGAGTCCTACGGTCGTACGGGCGTGGAAGCGATGGCGTCCGGTATCCCCGTCATCGCTTCGCCGCTGCCGGGGATGCGTGAAGCGTTCGGGACTGCGGCGAGGTACATCGACCGCGAGGACACCGAGGGCTGGGTTGCGGAGATCCGCCGGCTGTCGGAGGCAGGCGCGTACAGGGAGGCGTCGGCGCGGGCGCGGGCGCACGCGTGCGGTCTGAACCATGCGGGCAGCCTGGCTGACTTCACTTCTGCGTGTGTGGCCCTGCGCGGTTGGTCTCGGCGGCTGGTGCAGCGCTCCGCGGCTTCGGCATCCGAGCAGCGTGTTGGCGTAGATAAACTCGTCTGAGAGCTGCTGGTTCTGGGCCGAGCCTTCTGAAGTTTTCAGGAGGTTGCGGCTGTGTCCTGTCCGCTCATTGCCAATGCCGACGTCATGCGCGTGACGCGCCTCGACCAGTGCGGCAACCCTGTCTGCGGCGAAGAGAATGGGTTTGTTTTCGACTGCTTCGCCAGCCTCGCCATGAACAACAACTCGGACGACGGCGAGGACATCGAGTACAAGGCGGCCAACGGGCGCGTCTGCGGCTTCAAGAGGGGCTGCCCGACGTTCCGCGGCTTCGACGTCGAGCTGAACATCTTCTCGGTGTCCCCGGAGCTGATCGAGATCCTGACCGGCAACCCGGTGTACCTGGGGTGGGACGGCAAGCCGATCGGCTTCGACACCTGCTCCATCAAGTGCGACACGGGCTTCGCTTTGGAGCTGTGGGCGGAGGTGCTCGCCGAGGAGTGCGCGGAGGGCGCCGAGGGGCAGTGGATCTACTTCCTGCTGCCGTGGGTCACCAACGGGATGCTCGGCGACCTGGAGGTCGGGTCGGAGGCGGTCACCATGCAGGTCACGGGCGCGACCCGCGCGGGCGGCTCGTGGGGTGTCGGCCCGTACGACGTGCAGCCGATCGACGCGGCGAACACGCCTGGGAAGATGCTCACCCCGCTCGACTCCTCGTGCCACCGGCGGACGTTCATCACCACGGTCGCGCCGCCCGAGCCGGGCTGCGACTACGTGCCGGTGCTGTGCGACGCGTCCGTGTGAGCAGGTGCCGACCATGAGCGTGGACGTGGCGCTGCCCGACATTGTGGTGCCGGTGCGGCTGGAGGCCATCAACTCGCAGCTGAGGTATGCGCTGCGGTCGTGGGTGGCGAACCTGCCGCACCGGCGTGTGTGGATTGCCGGGTACCGGCCGTCGTGGCTGACCGGCGTCCACCACCTCCCCGTGCCGCAAAACGGCACGAAGTACCGCAATACGACGATGGCGGTCCGGATGGCGTGCGAACACCCGGACGTCAGCGACGAGTTCCTGCTGTGCAACGACGACTTCTTCGTCATGGAGCCCGTCGACCGGATGCCGGTGCTGCACCGCGGGCCCGTCCGCGAGGTGCTGGAGCACTACACGCGGCGCGGGCACAACGGCCGCTACGTGCACGGCATGCGCGCCACCCTGGACCTGCTGACCGGCCTCGGGTTCGAGGAGCCGCTGTCGTACGAGCTGCACGTGCCGCTGCCCGTCACCAAGAGCGGCATGCTGCACGCCCTGGACGTCGGCGCCGGCCTTGACGTGCTGCACAAGCGCACCGCGTACGGGGTGCTCCACCAGCTCGGCGGGGACCGCATCGACGACGTGAAGGTCCTCACCCGCAACGGCTTCCCGAAGGACTCCGGGTTCCTGTCGACGATGCCGGACACGTTCGCGGCCGGCGCGGTCGGCAGGCACATTCGGGCGGCGTTCCCCCGGCCGTGCCGCTACGAGAGACGAGGGCGCTGACATGCTCCACACGGGCCCGTGCGAGCCGTGGCCGCTCGACATGTCCTGCTGCCCCGACGGGGAGGACGTCGAGGCGGCAGTTCTCGCCCGCTGGCAGATGATCGCCACCAGGCTGCTGTGGGCGCTGTCCGGCCGGCGGTGGGGGCCGTCGTGCCCGTACACGGTGCGCCCCTGCCGCCGCGCGTGCATGGACAGCCTGCCGCTCGCGTCGAGCCGCTCCTACGGCAGCCCGTGGATCCCGTACCTGGGTCGCGACGGCGTGTGGCGCAACGCGAGCGTGTGCGGGTGCCGGTCGGACTGCTCGTGCGGTGAGCTGTGCGAGGTGCGCCTGGAGGGCCCCGTTCACGACGTGCTCGTGGTGGACATCGACGGCCAGGCTCTGCCCGCCGACGCCTACCGCGTCGACGCGGTAGGCATGCTCGTGCGGACCGACGGCGGCTGCTGGCCCGATTGCCAGGAGATGGACGCCCCCTGCGGCGAGCCGGGCACGTTCTGCGTGACCTACCGGGTCGGGCTGCCGCTCGACGAAGCCGCGGTCGCCGCCGTCAGCGAACTCACCTGCCATCTGATGAAAGGTTGCGGTGGAGGCGGGTGCGGCTGCCGAGCGAACCCGAACATCACCCGCCTGTCCCGGCAAGGCGTCGACGTCGAGATGGCCGACCCGACGCTGTTCTACTCCGAGATGCGCACCGGCCTGCCCCTCGTCGACATGTGGCTGATGACCGTCAACCCGTACCGGCAGACGTCCCCGTCGCGGGTCTACTCGCCGGACTACAAGCGGCCCCGCTCGACGACCTGGCCGTGAGGAGACACCCGTGCCGCTGTCCCCGCTCGCCGTCCACGACACCGCCCAGGACCTGCTGGCGTGCGTGTGCGCGACCCTCGACGACTTCGTCCTCCGGGCCGACGACTACCCCGGATGCCCGACCTGCCGCCGCTGCGTCGTGCCCGGCGCCCCGGCGTGGGACTCGTGCGCCGACGCCTGCACCGGGGAGACCGGCGGGCAGCTCACCGTCAACCTGGCCCGCCTGTACGGGTCGACGAACTTCCCCGCCGAGGACACCCAGCCGCAGGGCGTACGCGGCTGCGCGCTGCCGCAGTTCACCGTCGTCGAGCTCGTGGTGACGCTGCTGCGGTGCGCGCCCGGCCCCACGCCGCAGGGCTGCCCGCCGTCGTGCGAGGAGCTGGAGGCGGCGGCGCGGACGCTGCACATCGACGCCGTCGGCCTCTACACCGCGATCACGTGTTGTTTCGCCCAGTCCGGCGGCGGCCGCCGCGGACGCAAGTACGTCCTCGGCCGTCAGCAGCCCATCGGGCCCGAGGGCCTGTGTGTCGGCATCGAGCAGCGCGTGACGGTGGCGCTGCCCGGCTGCGGCTGCCCGGAGGAGGTGCACGAGCCGTGAGCGTCGAAGTGACCGTGGACCCCGGTCGGCTGCTCAGGATGGTGCGGGCGCGCGGCGGCATCGCGCACCGTGTGATGACGACGCGGACGCGGCGGATCGCGAACATCGCCGCGGCGGAGGCACCGGGCCGGATGGGCGACTACGTCGACTGGGAGGTGCGGCAGGGGCCGCGCGGACTGCAAGGCGTCGTGCGGTGTGACCACCCTGCGGTTCACTACGTCCTGCGGGGCACCAGGCCTCACCTGATACGCCCCCGGCGGGCGCGGGCGCTGCGGTTCCAGGCGGACGGGCAGACCGTCTTCTCGCAGCTCGTGCGGCACCCCGGCACGCGGCCCAACCCGTTTCTGCAGAGGGCGTTGCGGATGGGCCGCTGACGTCGCCGGGCGGTCCGTGCTGCTGGATACCCTCGTGGGTGCGCTGCTGGTTGTGGGCCGGGCGAGGAGCGGACCCCTGGGGACCAGCCGTGCGTAAATCCTTCGCCCTCCACTCAGAACCTCACGTCGCGGACATCGGCGGTACCGAGCTGCTGTTCCAAGCCGAGGTGTTCGGCGACGAATTCATGGACTCGTATGCGCAGTTGCGGGACTCGCAGAAGAAGGCGGGCGTCGACCTGGAGAACCTGGCCGACGGCGACCCCGGTGAACTGCGGCGCACCATGCGGGCGGTGCGGCTGTTCCTGGCCCGGCAGATGCTCCCAGAGAGCGCCGAGCTGTTCACGACGCTCGACGTCGTCGACGAGGCCGGCCGGACCCTCGAGTCGTTCCGCGACTTGGACGAGGCGGAGGCGTTCGCGGAGGGGCACGACGGGGCGCGGATCGTCGACCGGTTCCGGCTGCCGACGCGAGTGATGGTCGAGCTGCTCGAGTGGGTCGTGGAGCTGTACGGGGGTGGGGCGGGCTCGCGCCCTACTACGTCGTCCTCCGCATCTGCGACAGCATCGCGAAGGACTGGGAGGCCTGGACCGGCAGCCTCGCCCTCCAAGGCGTCGACGCGCACGCGTGGCCGCTGAGGACGATGCTCGCCGCGGCGGAGGTGAGCATGGACGCGGCGGCCGAGGACGACGCGGCACGCGAGCGGAACAGGGCGCGCCTGTACGCGCCTCCCGCCAGGGAACGGCGACGCACCGACCGGCAGCAGCCGGCCCGTACGGGGATGAGCCTGGACGACGTGCGGGCCATGATGGCGAACGTCGCGCAGGAAGACGCCCAGCTCACGCGAAGGCGTAGCGGATAATCGAACACGTCGGCGGCACCTGAGGGTGCCGCTGCTCGCCGACTGGTTGAGGGCCGGGCACCGTTCACGATCTCGTGAGGGTGCCCGGTGACCACCCCGGCCGGCGACAGCGAGGACTACGGGTCAGCGCGGATCACGATCACGCTCGACGACAGCGACGTCGTCGACGATGCCCGTGACCTCGGTCTGCGGATCCGGCGCGCCCTGGACCGTGCGACCCGCGACGTCGGGCAGCAGATCCACCGCAACATCCAGCGTGGCCTTCGCCGTGTGGCCGTGTCGGTGCGGGTCAGTCCGGACCTGCGCCGGTTCGACGCGGAACTCCTCGCGGGCCTGCGCCACATCGACTCGCTGAATATCCCTGTCGCCCCTGACGTCCGGCAGTTCATGCGCCGGCTGCGGGCCGCACTGCGGGGCGAGGAAGTGTCGATCCGGGTCGTTCCGGACCTGGACGACTTCGACCGGCGGATCCGCGGTCACCGGCCGCCGGACGTCACCGTCAACGTCGACCCCGACGCGGACCGGTTCCAGCGAGCCCTCGCCGGGCTGGGGGGCATCGCGGGGCGGGTCGGCGGGATGCTCGCCGGGCTGCTGAAGTTCGGCGCGATCGGGATTGCCGCGGCGGCCGCCGCTCAGGGCGTCGGCGCGTTCGTGGCGGCGCTCGCCCCGGCGGCCGGGATCATGGCCGCGCTGCCGGCCGGTGTCGCCGCCATGCAGGTGTCGATGCAGACGCTGCGGCTCGCTGTGCTCGGCGTCGGCGACGCCCTGTCGGCTGCCCTCAGCGGCGACGCGGAAGAGTTCCAGGAGGCCCTGGAGAAGCTGGCACCTGCCGCGCAGAAGGCCGTGACGGCGGTCCGTGACCTGGCGCCCGAACTGCGCGAGGTGCAGCAGGCGATACAGCAGTCGTTCTTCCGGCAGTTCTCCGGCGACGTGAGCGCGGCGATTACGAACTTGCTGCCGCTGCGAGCGCAGTTGAAGCAGCTTGCCGCCGAGTTCGGGCAGGCCGCGAGCGAGGGCTTGAGGTTCGCGGCGTCGCAGCAGGCCCTCGCGCCGCTGCGGACGATCATCCAGGGGACGACGCAGGCGGCGGGCGGCCTCCAGACCATCGTCGCGCCGCTCGCCAAGGGCTTCCTCGACATCGCCGCGGCCGTCCTCAGAGCGTTCGGCCCGGCCGTGGGCGCGCAGATCGCGCAGACCGGCGCCCAGTTCGGCACCTACCTGTCGACGCTCGCCGCGTCAGGCGGCGCCGTCGAACGCGTGCGGGGCGCTGTCGAGGTGTTCCGGGAGCTGGGGGCGATCGCCGGGAACATCGGCCAGGTCCTCGGCGGGGTCTTCTCGGCCGCGAGCAGCGGCAGCGGCGGATTCCTGGCGAACCTGGAGCGGATCACCGGGCAGATGGCGGCGTTCGTGCAGAGCGCCCAGGGCCAGGAGGCCATCGGCGCGATCTTCGGGACGTTGCGGGAGATCGCCGGGCAGCTCGGGCCGATCCTCGCCGCGCTGGTGACGCAGGTCGGTGCGATCGCGCCCGCCCTGGCGCCGATCTTCACGACGCTGGGCCCGGCGATCGTGTCGTTGATCGACGGGCTCGGGCCTGCTCTGGCGGCCATCGCGCCCAGCCTGCAAACGGTGGCGTCGGCGCTCGCCGAAGGGCTGGCGCTGATCGACTTCGGTCCGCTCGGTGCGGCGATCGGGCAGGTCGTGTCCGCGCTGGCGCCGCTGCTGCCGCTCGCCGGGCAGGTCGTCGCCGTCCTGGCGTCCGCGCTGGCGCCGGTCCTGCAAACCCTGGCGGCGCTGTTCGGGCCGATCGTGTCCGCCCTGTCTGGGGCGCTGCTGCCGATCCTGCCGACCCTCGCCGGCGCGGTCGTGCAGCTCGTCACGGCTTTCCGGCCACTCGCCGAAGGGCTCGGCCAGGCTCTCGCGCAGTTGTTCGAGGGGCTGGCGCCGGTCCTCGGGGTCCTCGCGGGCGCGGTCGCCCAGGTCGTCGCCGCGGTGGTGCCGCTCGCGACGGCGTTCGTGTCGGCGCTGCTGCCTGCGCTGCCGCCGATCGTCGACGCCCTGCTGGCGCTGGTCCAGGCGGTGCTGCCGCTGGTGCCGTCGATCGTGCAGCTCGTCCAGGCGGTCGCCCCGCTCGTCGGGATGATGGCGCGCCTGCTGACGCCGATCTTGCAGGTGGCCGCCGCGTTCGCGTCGTGGGTGGCCATCCAGGCGGTCGTGCCGCTGGTGCAGGGCGTCGTGTCGGTGCTGACCGGGCTGATCGGCGGGATCACCGGCGTCGTCGGGTTCATCACGCAGCTGCCGTCGATGATCGTGTCCGGGCTGTCGGCGCTGGGCTCGTCGATCGGCTCGTTCTTCACCTCGCTGGCCACGAACCTGGTCACGTGGGTGACGACCGCCTTCCAGGCGGTGATCAACTTCTTCGTCGGTCTGCCAGGCATGATCCTGTCGGCGCTGGCGGCACTGCCTGGCCTCCTGGTCGACCTGTTCGTCGCTGCGGTCGCCGCCCTCGGAATCGCTCTGCTCACGGCGATCGCCGGCGTGGTCTACATCTTCACCGAGCTGCCGGGCCGGATCGCGTCCGCGCTGTCGTCGCTCGGCTCCCGGATGCTGGCCGTCTTCGCGTCGGCGTTCAACTCGGCGCGGTCGGCGACGATGTCGTTCCTGTCGTCCACGGCGGCGTTCTTCTCGCAACTGCCGGGCCGGATCGTGTCGGTGATCTCCAGCCTGCCCGGCCGGCTGGCGACGATGTTCCGGTCAGCCGGGTCGAGCGCCTTGTCCGCCGCGCAGAGTGCGGGCGCGTCGGTGGTGTCGTTCTTCTCCGGTCTGCCCGGCCGTATCGTGTCGGCGATCAGCGGCCTCGGCAGCCGCATCGCCGGCGTCTTCTCGTCTGCCGGGGCCAGTGCCCGTTCCGCTGTGTCGTCGCTGATCTCCAGCATCGTCGGCCTGTTCTCGGGCCTGCCCGGGCGGATCGTCGGCAGCCTCGGCGACATCGGCGGGCGGATCATGTCGTCCATCAAGAGCGGCCTGCCGTCGGCGGTGCGGCGGCACCTGCCGTTCGCGAACGGCGGCCTGGTGTTCGGCCCCACCCACGCCCTGATCGGTGAGGCCGGTCCCGAGGTGGTGATCCCGCTGACCAGGCCCAGGCGGGCGGCGCAGCTCGTCGAGCAGTCGGGGCTGATGGGCATCATCGGCGAGCAGCAGCCGGCGGCCGGCCGGGACAGTGGTGGGGTGACGATCGCGCCGTCGTTCACGATCCACGAGGCCGGTGACGGCGAGGCGACCGCGCGGCGCGTGATGCACCGGATGGCGCTCGCGTACGCCATGACCTGACGGGGGCCGACCGTAAGCTGAGGACGTCGCTGGTTGTGGGCCGGACGCCTCGCGGCGGAGGTGCACGGTGATCACGGACTTTTTGACCGTCGGCGGCATCGAGGTGGTGAACACCGCCCGGCTGCGCGCCTACATGGAGGCGGTGGGCACGCCGTTGACGTCCGGCCCGGACGACGTGTGTGCCTGCGACGCGCTCAGCCACGAGACGCTCGAGCACGCCCCGTACACGACGCCGGACGACCCGGCCAGCCCGGCACCGTGGTACGACCCCGACGTGCCCGAGAGCGCGCAGTTCGTGGGGTTCCTGCCGCTGGCGTTCGAAGGGATCGACGACTACCCGGTCCGCCGGTCGGTGACCAACGCGGTCGTCGGCGGCGGCGCGCTCGGCCCGGCGCGGGTACAGCCCCGCACGATCGTCGTGACGGGCATCCTGCTCGGCGCGACGTGCTGCGCAGTTGAGTACGGGCTGCACTGGCTGGGGGAGGCGTTGCAGGGCTGCACGGGCAGCGCGTGCGGCGGGGACTGCGTGCAGATGCTCAACTGCTGCCCCGGCGACGACGAGCCGCCGGCGGAGTTCATGGCCCGGCACCGTCGCACGTATCGGCGGGTGGCGCTCACGCAGGGCCCGACGGTCACCGGCCGTACGGGCGACGGCACTTGTGGGGGCGGCCGGTGCTCGTCGGGCGCCGACGTCATCAGCGTCGAGTTCGTGCTGACGGCGGCGACGCCGTGGCCGTACACCGACGAACAGCCCATCCTCAACGTCGGTCTGCCGCGCGACGACGGCACGGACTGCATCCAGTGGTGCCTGCACAGCAGCAGCGGCCCGAGCGGCTGCCAGGACGGCGACTGCCGGCTGCGTGGCTGCCCCGACGCGGGGGCCGCGTGTGCGGACCCGGTGTGCGGGGCTCCGTCGCCGCCGCAGCCGTCGTCGCCGTCGTCGTGCTTCTGCGAAGCCCTGGCGACGAACCGCGAGTGCTACGACCTCGACCTGACCGGCCGGGCCGCCTGGGCGTCGGACGTGCCGGTCATCACGGTGTTCGCCGGCAGTGAGGACCTGCGGCGCCTCACCATCAGCCTGTATGAGCGGGCCGAACCTGACGCCGGGCTCACGCCTGCGGAGGTCGCCGACAAACGGCGCTGCGACCCGCTCGCGGTGTGGGAGGTCGGGTTCGTGCCCGCCGGGGGGACGCTCACCCTGGACGGGCAGATCGGACGGGCCACCGTCGAGTGCGGCGGCACCTGCGAGACGTCGACGAACGTCTGGGGCCGCGACGGGGCGCCGCCGTCCTGGCCAGAGATCGAGTGCGGCACGCTCGTGCTCTGCCTGGAGACCGACGAGATCGTGCCGCCAGCAGATGACGCGACCGTCCTCGTGACGCTGTCCGGGCGCGGCTACGGGCCGTCCGCTGCCCCGTAGTCTGCTGCCGTAGCCGCTGGTTGTGGGCCGGGCTTCCTCCGCGCGTGAGGGGTGGCCTTGTCTACAGCAGGCTGTGGTGTGCACTCGGCGTCCGTCATCGACCGGGACGGGGCGGTCATCGCCCACGCCAACGTGCTCGTGTCCGTCGAGTGGTCCCGCGTCCTCGACGACGTATCGACCGCGCACGTCATCATCAACCCCGATGGCGACTGCTGTGCGCAGCTCGGCCGGGTGCGGTCGTGGCGGCACAAGCTGGTCATCGCCCGCGACGCCGTCACGGTGTGGGAAGGCCCGATCATCAACGCCGAGTGGTCGCAGGGGCAGGTCGAGTTGTGGGCGAGTGACGTCCTCGCCTGGCTCGACCGGCGAGTGCCGCACCAGTCGGTCACGTTCGACGACGCCGACCTCACGGACATCGCCGCCTGGCTCATCGGCGACGGGTTCGCGCCGGACGATCCCGGCCACCGCGTGGAGATCCTCGGCCCCGCCGGGGTGCGCGGCGGGCGCGCCTACGTGGAGGACGACGGGCAGACCGGCGACCACCTCCGGGACCTTGCCGATACGGGCCTGGACTACACCGCCGTCGGGTCGACGATCGCGCTCATGCCCGAGACCTGGGAAGCGTCCGTCGGCACGCTGACCGACGTGGACTTCCCGGAGGGCCTGGTCGTCGCTGAGGACGGCGCGCAGCTTGCGACCCGCGTCATCGTCCACGGCGACCAGGACAGCGGCGTGAAGGGCGTCTCAGGCGGCGCTGACGGCTATTACGGGCTGCTGGAGCTGAGCGTCGAGCAGACGAGCGTGAAGACGCAGCAGTCCGCGGACGAGGCGGCGCGATCTCGCCGGGCGGCGGCGTACCCGGTGCCGGTGTTCCTGTCGTCGGAAGAGGTGACGCTGTCCCCGGAAGCCGCCGTTGACGTCGCGAAGCTGGTGCCGGGCTGGTGCGTGGACGTGGCGACGGACGCGACGTGCCGGTCGCTGACGCAGCGGCTCAAGGTGCAGGGGCTGAAGGTGTCCGAGGACGGCGACGGGGAGAGCGTGCAGGTGGTCCTCGCCCCGATCACGAGCGACGTGGAGGACTGACGTGGCGACGCGAGGATCAGCGGCGCGCAGGCTGCCGGGCAACCCGATGGGAGGCGTGCTGCGTGAGGTGGCCAGGCAGGCGCGCACGGCGTCGCGGACTCCCGGTCGACGAGGCGAGCAGGGGCCCGCCGGCCCGGCCGGCGAACGCGGCCCGGCCGGCGAACGCGGCCCGGCCGGCGAACGCGGACCGGCC